AGTTCGTCCCAAGGTAAAACGAATCGTAGGACTAACCGGTACACCTTCTTCAAACGGCCTGATGGATCTTTGGGCAGAGTTTCGCCTGTTGGATATGGGACAACGGCTTGGTCGCTTTATCACCCACTACCGGAGTGAATTCTTCCAACCGGATAAGCGGAATCAGCAGATGATCTTTTCTTACAAACCAAAACCCGGTGCGGAAGAAGAAATCTATCGGCGTATCGCAGACATCACCATTTCCATGAAAAGCAAGGAGTATCTGACTATGCCAGCATTAGTACGAAATGAAATCAGTGTACAACTCTCGAAGCGGGAACGAAACATGTATGATACCTTGTGTTCCCAGCTTGTACTTTCATTAGATGGGAAAGAAATTGATGCCGTAAATGCGGCTGCCTTATCGAACAAGTTATGCCAGATGGCAAATGGTGCCGTCTACGATGCGGAAAAACGAATCATTCCCATTCATGACCGAAAGCTCGATGCCCTGGAGGATATCCTTGAAGGTGCCAATGGCAAACCCGTATTGATTGCGTATTGGTTCAAGCATGACTTGGTACGAATCCAGCAGCGGTTTACCGTGCGAGAAATCAAAACTTCGCAGGATATAACAGATTGGAACGCTGGTGTTATTCCCGTTGCTATTCTCCACCCCGCCTCCGCCGGGCATGGTCTAAACCTGCAACAAGGCGGCTCCACCCTCGTCTGGTTTGGACTAACCTGGAGCTTGGAATTATACCAACAAACGAATGCCCGTCTCTGGCGGCAAGGACAAACCGATACGGTCATCATTCATCACATCCTGACTGCCGGAACCATAGATGAAACCATTATGAAATCATTAAAAGAAAAAAACAAAACCCAGGCTGCACTGATTGAGGCAGTCCGGGCCAGCTTGCAAGGAGGCAACCTATGAGTGTTATCTGGAAGTATCTGAATAAACGAAGCGGTGCTATTGATGCCATCCGGGATTACGACAGCATGAAGTTCATCATCGAAAACACCAGCGAGGATATCAAGCAGGCATATGCTGCCATGACCAGTCTGCACCCGTCCGGTTTCGATGGGATGCCGCACTCCAGCAATCCGCATGCCGCGGAGGAACATACCATCTCCGGTTTGGCAGATATTGACATCCTGAAGGAGCGGTATCGACAGGCTGTGGAATACATGGCATGGTTCCGTCCTGCATGGGATAAGCTAAACAGCGACGAGCAGTACGTACTGGAAACCTTCTATGCTGATGAGGATGCACAAATGAGCGCTGTCTATGCCATCGCTGATCATTTCCACATCGAACGGTCGTCTGCCTACAAAAGGAAGAATCGTGCATTAGCTAAGTTTGCCATCCTTTTGTTTGGAAAGACATGATGTCCAAAATCGCGGACGCATTTACCTGTTTTGCGTGGTATACTAATAGCATGAAAGAATGTGAGAGAAGCCTTCGAGGGAGCAAATCCTTTGGAGGCTTTTGCTATGTGTTTATTATATTGACATTGTGTTGACATCAGCCAAAAATAATGCTATATTCAAGACAGAAATGGAGGTGTTGAATATGGTAAATACAAATTTGAATATCCGGACGGATAAGGAAGTCAAAAATCAGGCTGAGAAAATATTCAATGCTCTGGGAATGAATATGACGAGGGCGGTAAACATATTCTTAAAAACAACGATACGAGAAAATGGCATTCCCTTCCGTCTCACTCTTGACGTTCCTAATGCAACAACTAGATCTGCCATTGAAGAAGGCAAACGAATCGCCATTGATAAAAAAGTAAAAGGGTATACCAATATGACAGATTTGCGTGTGGCCCTTGAAAAATGAAGTACAAAGTAAAATTCACCACTCAATTTAAGAAAGATTTGAAATTGGCAAAGAAGCAGAACAAAGATATAGATGTGCTGTTCTCTGTCATTGAGCAATTGGCCCAAGGAAAACAATTGGATGAAAGATATAGAGACCATGATTTAGGTGGAACATACAAAGGTTGCCGGGAATGCCATATTGATCCAGATTGGCTTCTCGTTTATGAAACAAGAGATGATGTACTTGTTCTTCTTTTGTATCGTTTGGGCAACCATTCCCAATTATTTTAGCAGCATGAGTAATATCGCGGACGCATGTACCTGCTTAACGTGTGATATACTAATAGCATAAAAGTGTAAGAGAAGCCTTCGAGGGAGCAATCCTTTGAAGGCTTTTGTTGTATGGAGATGAACATTGTGCCTTGGAAACCAAAGAAACCGTGCGCCTATCCCGGCTGCAAGGAGCTGACCGCGAACCGGTACTGCGAGCAGCATCAAAAATTAATGGACAAACGTTATGACACGTACGAGCGCAGTCCTGTCAGCAAGAAACGGTACGGCAGAGCGTGGAAACGCATCCGGGACCGCTACATTGGAAAGCATCCCTTGTGCGAGATGTGCCTGAAGAACCACAAAACCACACCGGCAACGGAGGTGCACCATATCCGTCCCCTCTCCCGCGGCGGCACTCACGACGAGGATAACCTTATGGCGCTGTGCAAGCCGTGCCACTCGAAGATAACCGCCGAGATGGACGACCGCTGGCATCATGCCAAAAAGGAATACCGCTACGAGTGACTACGTTCCTCCAGGAGGGGCGGTCAAAATCCCGGGTACGGCAAAATGCTAGACCGGTGCTGGGGTCACACGCACAAAAACTGCGGTTCAAACGGGGGATTTACCGCATGGGAAAGGAGTTGAACAGCCATGGCCAAGGACGGAACCAATCGCGGCGGCAGACGGATCCGCGCCGGGGACAAGCCGGAGGCGCTGGCCGATAAAATCGACAAGGGAAAAGCAGCCACCATTATCGACCTGCCGACGCCTGCCTTAGAAGGTGCCGAGTTAAACGATGCCGCAGATCTCACCGGCGAGGATATGCCGAATCCCAGCGACTATTTGTCCGCCCGGCAGCGGGACGGCAAGCCGCTTGGTGCCGACGACCTGTTCCGCCAGACCTGGCAATGGCTGAAGGACCGCGGCTGCGAACGGCTCGTCAATCCCCGGCTGCTGGAAGCCTATGCCCAGGCATTCGCCCGGTATATCCAGTGTGAGGAAGCGATCAGCACGTATGGACTGCTCGGCAAGCACCCCACGACCGGCGGTGCCATTACCAGTCCGTTTGTGCAGATGAGCCAGTCGTTCCAGAAGCAGGCGAACCTGCTCTGGTATGAGATTTTCGATATCGTTAAGCAGAACTGTACCACAGCATTTGTAGGAAGTCCGCAGGATACGATGATGGAACACCTGTTGCAGGCACGGAAAGGAAAATAATTATGGAATTGATCAAAAAGAACATACAAGACCTTATCCCGGCAGCCTATAATCCGAGAAAGGATTTGCAGCCGGGCGATCCGGAATATGAAAAATTGAAACGCTCGCTGGACGAGTTCGGCTACGTCGAACCGGTTATCTGGAACAAGCGCACCGGCAACGTGGTCGGCGGGCACCAGCGCCTGAAGGTGCTCCAGCAGGAGGGCATCTCGGAAATTGACTGCGTCGTCATCGACATGGACACCGAAAAGGAAAAAGCCCTAAACATCGCCCTTAATAAAATCAGCGGCGATTGGGATACGGATAAATTAGCCCTGCTCATTACCGATCTGCAGGGCAGCGACTTTGATGTGTCGCTTACCGGGTTTGATCCGGCAGAATTGGACGACCTGTTCAAGGCCGATATAAAGGATGGTGTACATGATGATGATTTTGATGTGGATGCCGAGCTTAAGAAACCGGTATTTTCCAAGGCAGGTGATATGTGGCAGTTGGGAACACACCGTCTGCTCTGCGGCGACAGCACTCAGCCGGAAACATACCAGCGATTGCTGCAGGGAACACCGGTCAATCTGGTGGTCACCGATCCGCCATATAATGTCAACTACGAAGGCCGGGCCGGAAAAATCAAGAATGACCATCTGCAGGACGACAAATTCTACCAATTCTTATATGATGCGTTTACCTGCATGCACACCGTCATGGCAGACGATGCCAGCATCTATGTGTTCCACGCCGACACCGAGGGACTTAACTTCAGGAAAGCCTTCTCGGATGCCGGTTTTTATTTATCCGGCTGCTGCATCTGGATGAAACAGTCGCTGGTGCTGGGACGCTCTCCCTATCAGTGGCAGCACGAGCCGGTGCTCTACGGCTGGAAGAAGAAAGGAAAGCACGAGTGGTACACCGGACGGAAGGAATCTACTATATGGCAGTTCGATAAGCCGAAGAAGAATACGGACCATCCCACCATGAAACCAATACCGCTTTTAGCCTATCCCCTCCTAAATTCCAGCATGACCGGCTGCACTGTGCTGGATCCGTTCGGCGGCAGCGGCTCAACGCTGCTGGCCTGCGAACAGACGAAGCGACGCTGCTATATGGTGGAGCTGGATGAAAAGTTCTGTGATGTGATCGTGAAACGTTACATTGAGCAGGTCGGCTCGAGCGAACAGGTAACTGTGACACGGAACGGGAAAACCTATACCTATACTGAAGTGGAGGCAACATAATGCGTGTATTTATCAACCCCGGGCATGACCGGGAACGGGACAGCGGTGCGGTGAATCCCAACACCGGACTGCGGGAATGTGATGTGGCTGCTGCAATTGGCAGTCTCGTCCAAACATATTTGGAGACGGCAGGCTGCGAGGTGCAGCTCCTGCAAAGTGATAATCTGGCTGGGGAAACACCGGATATGCCCTGTGTGGTGGATACAGCAAATGCATGGCCTGCTGATGTATTTGTCAGTCTGCATTGCAATGCCGACAGCGGTTGCGCCCGTGGTACGGAAGTGCTTATCTATGCCAACGACAGCGGTTCGTCTCCGCAGTTTGCCGCCTGCATCCAGTCGCAGATTGTGCAGAGCCTCGGCACCGTGGATCGCGGCCTGAAGGAACAGCCCAACCTCATCGTGTTGAAGGACACCACGATGCCCGCTGTCTTAGTAGAAACAGCTTTTATTGATAACGAGGATGATGCCGCGCTGCTCACGAATCACGCGGATGATTTCGCCCGGGCCATTGCCCGCGGCATAACAGATTTTGAAGGGAGATAGAAAAAATGGATATTGAAACGATTAAAAATGAAATTAAGGAACATATTTTGGATTCGGTGCAGGAGGATGCCAAGAACGCCACTATTTCCTGGCTCCATACAACGGTGCTTCCGGCAGTAAAGGAAGTAGCAGATGCCTACACAGCTGCGTTGCAGGCATCCGCTGACAAGGAAACCGGTTGGAACAAGTTCCGCGACCAATGCTTTCTGCCGACGCTGATTGATGGCGGCCTGTGGCTGACCGGAAAGCTGCTCGGCAAAATGGCGACAGTACAAGAATAGTACGTGTAATTTATGGTACAAACCCCTTGCTATAGTTGCCGGTTAGAGTGATATATGTACATGACAAAAAAATGAAAGGGGTTTACTACCATGAAGATTATGTACCATGCACAAGGAAAAACACGCAAGGAACTGGCCGATGCCATCAGCACTATTACCGGAGCTGCCAAAGTGTATAAGGGGATTCCCAGCTATGCCTACAAAATTGACTGCTTTACAGTCGACCGCGATGGCAATCTTAATTTTGATGACAGTACAGAAGTTAAGGATTTGCTCAAGAAACTCGACAGCATGGGATTCCATGCACAAACACCAACAGAAAAAGGACCTGACGATTCGGCATCTAAGCAGGAGAATATAGACGACTTGGTGATTGCCATGCCGCGCTCCTTCTTCACCGATACGGCACTGGAAAATCTCAAGAAGCTGATCCAGGCAAAAAGCAATTTAATGTTAAAAGTTTTCCAAACTGATGTGCTGCGCATGCAGGTAACGGAGGATAAAGTGTTATTCCCCTGGTTCACCGGCTGCATGGATGCCGATACGGTCAAAGCCTATACCCATTTCATTACGGCACTCTGCCATCTGGCAAAAAAGCAGAAACGGGTGCTGGCAACGGAACACCCATCAATCAACGAGAAATACGACTTCCGCTGCTTTCTGCTCCGGCTTGGCTTTATCGGCAAAGAATACAAGGACGAACGGAAGCTGCTCCTGCAGCACCTTTCCGGTTCCTCGGCCTTTAAAAACGGCAGAAAGGAACACCATGATGAGATATCCGAATAAGAAACGGCTGGAGCAACTGCGCAGCACATATCCCGCCGGGACGCGGATTGTACTGGTGCAAATGGACGACGCCCAGGCTCCGCCGAATGGCACAAAGGGAACGGTTGTCGGTGTGGATGACACCGGCAGTCTGCTGGTGCAGTGGGACAATGGTTCCGGTCTCAACGTGATTGATGGTGTCGACATGGTGCGGAAAATGGAAAAAGTTTAAAAGTTTCACACTGTATCCGGTTGAAATGACTTGCTATTATTCCGTTTTAGAGTGATATATGTACATGTAAAGGGAAACACACAACCGAAACGGAGGCAGAAACCATGTGGAACAAAGGCATATTGCATATCAAAAATCATACCATTCACTACTGGGTCAAACACTATGAAGAAGGCAGCCAGTATGGAATCGAGGATGAAGGCCGGATTTCGAAGCTCATGCTGAAGGAAAACGGCAAAATCATCGCCAACTATGACAGAGGCTGGGACATAGAACCGGAAACGGAAGAAGCGCAGCTTGCCTACATGATGCTGGTACAGAAATACAACTAAAAAGTGAATATTCCGGGAGCAGGAGCCATACGGCTCTTTCTCTCGTACTAATTCTATAGGATCGCATGTCGAATATATCGGCTGGCGGTCTTTTTTGTTGCAGCAAAGGAAGTGATGCTGTTTGCGAACGCTGAAACGCTATCGATCCACGAAATTTAAGGCCAAGGATTCCAAATACAACAAGACCATGGCGGATTATGCCGTGTCCTTTATCGAATGCCTCTGCCATACCAAAGGAACCTGGGCCGGAAAACCGTTCGAACTGATCGACTGGCAGGAGCAGATTATCCGCGATGTGTTCGGCATCTTAAAACCGAACGGCTACCGGCAGTTTAATACTGCCTACATCGAAATTCCCAAGAAGCAGGGCAAGTCGGAACTGGCGGCAGCGGTAGCACTCCTCTTGTGCTGCGGCGACGGGGAACAACGTGCCGAGGTGTATGGTTGTGCCGCCGACCGTCAGCAGGCATCCATTGTCTTTGAAGTAGCCGCAGATATGGTGCGGATGTGTCCGGCCTTATCCAAGCGGGTGAAGCTCCTGGCTTCGCAGAAGCGGATCATCTACCTTCCCACGCACAGCTTTTATCAGGTGCTCTCTGCCGATGCCTATAGCAAGCACGGTTTTAACGTAAGCGGTGTGATTTTCGATGAACTGCACACGCAGCCGAACCGGAAGTTGTTTGATGTCATGACCAAAGGCTCCGGCGATGCCCGGACGCAGCCACTGTATTTTCTCATCACGACAGCCGGAACGGACACCCATTCCATCTGCTATGAAACCCATCAGAAGGCACTGGATATTATCGCAGGCCGGAAGATCGACGCCACCTTCTACCCTGTGATATACGGTGCCAAGGATACCGACGACTGGACGGATGTCAAGGTGTGGAAGAAAACCAATCCCTCGCTTGGCATTACGGTCGGCATGGACAAGGTCAAGGCAGCCTGTGAGTCTGCCAGGCAGAATCCTGCCGAAGAAAATGCATTTAGACAATTGCGCCTGAACCAATGGGTCAAGCAGGCGATCCGCTGGATGCCGATGGACAAGTGGGATGCCTGTGCGCTTCCCGTACAGCCGGATGAGTTAAAAGGCCGCGTCTGTTACGGTGGACTGGACTTATCCTCCACCACGGATATTACGGCATTCGTGCTGGTGTTTCCGCCGCGGGATGAAGCAGACAACTATGTTGTGCTGCCCTACTTCTGGATACCGGAAGAAAACGTATCGCTGCGTGTCCGGCGGGATCATGTCCCCTATGACGTATGGCAGAAACAGGGATTCCTGCACACGACGGAAGGAAACGTCGTCCATTACGGCTACATCGAAAAGTTTATCGAAACCATGGGCGAGCAGTACAACATCCGTGAAATCGCCTTCGACCGTTGGGGTGCCGTGCAGATGGTGCAAAACCTCGAGGGTATGGGATTTACCGTTGTACCCTTCGGGCAGGGGTTCAAGGATATGAGTCCTCCAACCAAGGAATTGATGAAGCTGACGCTGGAAAAGAAAATTGCTCACGGCGGGCAGCCGGTACTGCGATGGATGATGGACAATATCTTCATCAAATCCGATCCGGCGGGCAATATCAAGCCAGACAAAGAAAAATCCACAGAGAAGATAGACGGTGTAGTAGCTACAATAATGGCGCTAGACCGTGCGATCCGCTGTGGAAATGATACGAGTGAAAGTGTGTATGACAGACGTGGATTATTACTTTTATAGTAAAAGTTAGCTTTTTAGCCAAGCATCGTTGAAGCGATCCCTGAATTCTTCTAAAACATCTTCAAAACGAGTGAAGTGTTCTGCCTTTAGTTTTTTTGAAAAGCCTATTGCGTTGTCTGTTGCAAGGGCCGACCAGAAATATTGAACCATTTTTTCAGCACTCAACCTGTTCATTCTTGCAATAGTAATATTGACACCACTTTTTGCACTTCTAGTGGCGGATTTTGAATTTAATATAGGATCAAATACTTTATCATGTAAAAAAATCATCAATTCTTGTTCTTTAGTCATTTTTAGTATCCCCCTTATTTGATTTCAACAATAGTAAAAAAACTAATGGATTTCTTCAATTCGGCTGACAATGTGCATTGTAGCATCCCCGGTTTGTTCATAACAGGACGAGGACGAGAAATATTTTGCACCAAGTGTTTTGGGAAGATCCTTTTGTTTCGTAGGCTCAAATCCAAATGGCGCTAGTATCGTCTTAAGCATACGTCCGATAACAGTCCGTGTGAACTTGTCATTCAAGTCAATAGTAGGGTTAGCCTTATTGTCCATCAAGTGTTCAATTGGCAAGGCGCATGCAGTGAAGGCAGGTTGATTGTGTTGGCATGCTGCAATCGTGTTAATGATCGTTGTGTCCTCATTGAGCAGATCAAAGATTGCTATTGCGTCCGTATTCCCCTTAAATTTACTGCAGTTTGGGTTTTGAGTAAGAAAATCATCATATTTTGCTTTTGACATTATGAATCCCCCTTCTTGAACTAGTTAATTCACGCACGTATATTTACATGCTTTGTTTCACATATGTAATATAACATACGTGAAACAAATTGTCTAGTGGAAAGGATAAAATTTTATGGAATTTTTTAGTAAACTTTTTCGTTCACGCGACAAGCCGAAGAACTACCTGTCTACGGCCTTTACGTTCCTGTTCGGCCCGACCTCCTCCGGCAACGTGGTGACGGAACGGACGGCCATGCAGACAACGGCAGTCTATGCCTGCGTCCGGGTGTTGTCCGAGGCCGTTGCCGGACTGCCGCTTAATCTGTACCGCTATACACCGGATGGCGGCAAGGAGAAAGCCATCAATCATCCGCTGTATAGGTTGCTCCATGATGCCCCCAATCCGGAAATGACGAGCTTCATCTTTCGGGAAACGCTCATGAGTCATCTGCTGTTATGGGGCAATGCGTATGCACAGGTTATCCGGAACGGCACCGGGCAGCCGATTGCACTGTACCCGCTGCTGCCCAGCAAGATGGATGTCAGCCGTGCCGCAAACGGTCAGCTTATCTACACCTACTCCAAGGATTCGGACGAGTTCGGTGCGGATAACCGCTGCCAGCAGATTGTCTTGTCGCAGGATGAGGTGCTGCATGTTCCGGGACTGGGGTTTGACGGACTGATCGGTTACAGTCCGATTGCCATGGCCAAGAACGCCATTGGCATGTCGCTGGCAGCCGAGCAGTACGGCGCGTTATTCTTCGCCAACGGTGCTACACCGGGTGGCATTTTAGAGCATCCCGGTATCGTGAAGGATCCGGTCAAGCTGCGGGAAAGCTGGCATGCCCAATTTTCCGGCACGAACCGGCACAATGTGGCCGTGTTGGAGGAAGGCATGACCTTTCAGCAGCTATCCATTCCGCCGGATCAGGCGCAGTTCCTTGAGACGCGGAAGTTCCAGATCGACGAGATCGCCCGTATTTTCCGGGTGCCGCCGCATATGGTCGGAGATCTGGAAAAGTCCACCTTCTCCAATATCGAGCAGCAGTCGCTGGAATTTGTCAAATACACCTTGAATCCCTGGTGCGTCCGCTGGGAACAGGCCATGAACCAGCAGTTGGTACTGCCGTCGGAGCGCTCGCAGGTCTTTACAAAGTTTAATGTGGACGGTCTGCTGCGCGGCGACTATCAGAGCCGCATGAACGGGTATGCCATCGGCAGGCAGAACGGCTGGCTCTCCGCCAACGACATCCGGGAGCTTGAGGATATGAACTGCATCCCTGCCGAACAGGGCGGCGATACGTATCTGGTCAACGGTAATATGCTGCCGCTGGATCAGGCAGGAAAATTTTATACCGAAAGCGAGGGAAAAAACAAATGAAGAAATTCTGGAACTGGAATACCGACAATGATGCCGGACGCATCCTTACCATTGACGGTACCATTGCCGAGGAAAGCTGGTTTGATGACGAAATAACGCCGAAACTGTTTAAAAACGAACTGGCATCCGGACAGGGCAATGTCACCTTGTGGCTGAACTCACCCGGCGGCGACTGCGTAGCGGCCAGCCAAATCTATGCCATGCTGATGGATTATGCCGGGCAGGTCCATGTCAATATCGACGGGATTGCGGCTTCGGCTGCCTCCGTGATTGCCATGGCAGGTACGAGCGTCAATATGGCACCGACCGCACTGATGATGATTCACAATCCGTTCACGATCGCCATGGGCGACACCGATGAAATGGAACGGGCCATTTCCATGTTATCCGAGGTCAAGGAATCCATTATCAATGCGTATGAATTAAAGACCGGGCTCTCCCGCACCCAATTATCCCATCTGATGGATGCCGAGACCTGGATGAATGCAGGAAAAGCAATCGAACTCGGTTTTGCCGACAGTATCTTAACAGATAGTGATAGTAAACAGATGCAGGATACTGTCAGTATGGGAAGCTATTCTTTTTCCCGGCGGCAGGTCACCAATGCATTATTGAATAAGGCCATCGCCAAGCAGACCAAGCCAACACCAGCAGCAAACAAAACAACTATATCCGTAGCGTCGCTGCAGCAGCGGCTGTCGCTCTTAACACATTAAATGGAGGTACCAATATGAGTAAACTATTAGAACTGCAGGAAAAACGTGCTACTATCTGGGAGCAGGCCAAGGCCTTCCTGGATGAAAAGCAGGCAGCCGGTGATACGCTTTCCACCGAGGATGCCGCCACCTATGACAAGATGGAAGCCGATGTCATGGCACTGGGCAAGGAAATCGACCGACTGAAGACGCAGGCTGCCATCGATCTTGAATTAAGCAAACCGACCTCGAGTGCTATCGTCAATCAACCTGCAAAACAGGATGTAACTAAGCATGGCAGGTTCAGCGATGCCTATGCCCCCGCCTTTTGGGACAGCATGCGCGGCAAGTCCCGTCCGGAAATCCGCAACACCTTAAAGGAAGGGGCCGATCCACAGGGCGGCTACCTGGTACCGGACGAGTTCGAACGGACGCTGATTCAGATGCTGGCTGAGGAAAATGTGCTGCGCTCCCTGTCCCATGTGATCCAGACCGCCAGCGGCGATCATAAGATTCCGGTCATTGCCAGCGAGGGAACCGCCGCATGGACGGATGAAGAAGCCGCCTACACGGAAAGCAACACCACCTTCGGTCAGGTGTCCATCGGGGCGCATAAACTGGGTACGCTCGTCAAGGTATCCGAAGAACTGTTGAACGATTCAGCCTTCGACCTGGAAGGATATATGGCGCAGGAATTCGCCCGCAGGCTGGGCAATGCCGAAGAAGAAGCCTTCCTTACCGGCACCGGAACGGATCGTCCGTCCGGCATCCTCGTTGATGCCGCCGGTGCTTCGGATGGCTCGACTGCCGCCTCTGCTACGGCGATTACCTTTGACGATTTGATTGAGTTGTACTATTCGCTCCGCGAACCGTACCGCAAGTCGGCTACATTGCTGCTGCATGAAAGCACCGTAAAGGCCATCCGGAAGCTGAAAGATACGCAGGGCCAGTATATCTGGCAGCCTTCCGTCAGTGCCGATGTACCGGATAAAATTCTGAACTGCCCGGTCGTTACCAGCCGGTATATGCCGCAGATGGCAGCTGATGCCAAGACGGTGCTGTTCGGGGACTTCTCCTACTACTGGATTGCCGACAGGCAGGGCCGCACCTTTAAGCGTTTGAACGAATTATACGCGGTTACCGGTCAGGTCGGCTTTCTCGGCTCCCAGCGTGTCGATGCCAAGATTGTTTTGCCGGAAGCCATCAAAACGCTCAAGCAGGCCAGCAAATAACAGAAGGAAGGTGACAGCATGGCAGTAACACGGGATGAAGCTAAATTATATCTGCGTATTGATAATGATGTGGAGGATGCTTTGATCGACAGTCTGATTCAGTCCTCCACGACGACGGTGGAAAATGTACTGCGCCATCCGTTAAGCGACTACACGACACTGCCGGAGGACATCAAGACGGCCATCCTGTATGGCGTGGCCTATCTGTACGAGAACCGGGATACGGCGGACTTCGATGCCATGATCAAGCTCATGCGGGCCATGCTGTTTTCCTACCGGGATGAGGTGTTCTGATGGATATCGGGGAAATGAAGCAGCGGATCGAGTTCGTGGTGGAGGAAAATGTCTCCGACGGGCAGGGCGGCTATGACACCACCTTGGTCAGCAAGGGCAGTACCTGGGCCAAGGTGACTAATATCCACGGTGGAGAGTATTTCTTCGCCGCAGCCGTGCACCTGGAAAAGGATGTATCATTTGTTATCCGGTACCGCTCGGATATTACGGAAACATGGTTCATCAAGTTCCGCGGGCAGAAATACAACATCCAGTTTATCGATAATGTAAAATACGGGGACCAGTATCTGGAAATCAAGGCTACCCTGGCGGGGTGATGAGAATGACATGGAATGAAATACGAATCGGGTGTGCGGCGATCGGTGCCTGGCTGGGTTGGTTCATCGGCGGCTTTGACAATCTGCTCTATGCCCTGCTGACGTTTGTCTGCATGGATTATGTCACTGGCGTGTTATGCGCCTGCAGGGAACGGCGGCTATCCAGTGAGATTGGCTTTATAGGAATCTGCCGGAAGGTGCTTCTTTTTGTACTCGTCGGTGTCGCTCATACGTTGGATGCGACGATGCTCGGCTCCGGAAGTGCCTTACGGACAGCCACCATCTTGTTCTATCTATCCAATGAAGGACTTTCTATTGTGGAAAATGCCGCACGGATGGGACTTCCCATACCGGACCGGCTGCAGGAAGCATTGAAGCATCTGCGAAAATAAGAATATCTACCATGGACCTGCTAGAGTCTCTCATCACTCTGGCAGGTCTTTTTTTTATGTCTTGGGTTCGAATAGCAGCTTGTTTGATCGACTACAGATATAAAGGCTAACAAAATAGGTTTACTTTCCCCTATTTCATGGCCTATCTGTAAGGAGATGATTTGCTATGAACGACAGCCATACACTCGAAGCAGGCGAGATACAAGCTGAATCAAAGTCAATATCGCAGGAACAACTGCAGCACGAAGTCGATTATATCCGTGCCCAACACATACTGCAGTCCCTATTCCATAAAGGCCTGCTTTCTACCGATGAATTTTCCAAAATAACGGCAGTAAACCGAAAAACATTTTCACCGGTATTAGCGGCCATATTGCCCTCTATTCCTTGATATATCCGGCATATAGAGGTACTATGTCACACTACAAGGAGGTGAAAATCCATGAAAACGGTGACAAAAATCGGAGGCCAGCTTGTATTTCCTACGCAAAAACATAAGCTGCGGGTAGCAGCCTATTGCCGGGTATCCACTGATAGTGAGGAGCAATTAGTCAGCCTTGCCACACAACGAAAGCACTATGAAGCCTACATTACGGCAAATCCGGACTGGGAGTTTGCCGGTATTTATTATGATGAAGGTATTACCGGCACGAAAAAAGAAAAGCGCCCAGCCCTACTCCACCTGATAGACGATTGCGAACATAAAAAAATAGACTTCATTGTGACAAAGTCTATCAGCCGATTTGCCCGCAATACCACCGATTGTCTGGAACTGGTACGTAAATTACTGGAGCTTACCGTTTATATTTATTTTGAAAAGGAAAACCTAAATACCGGATCGATGGAAAGCGAGCTCATGCTATCGATTCTAAGCGGCCTAGCGGAAAATGAATCGGTATCGATTGCCGAAAACAGCACCTGGTCCATACAGCGTCGTTTCCAAAATGGCACCTTTAAACTTGCTTACGCCCCATATGGGTATGATGTAATAGAGGGAAAATTGGTGCTGCAGCCTGAACAGGCTACGATTGTAAAAGCTATGTTTGATCAAACACTCGCCGGTATTGGCACGGATGCCATTGCCAAGGAATTAAATGCAAAGGAAATTCCGGCTAAACGCGGTACCCATTGGACTTCAACAACCATTCGTGGCATATTGAAAAATGAGAATTACACTGGGGATGCTATTTTCCAGAAAACCTATACCGATTCACATTTTAATCGTCATCATAACCATGGTGAGAAAGATAAATACCGGGTGAAACACCACCATGAAGCTATCATCACCAAGGACATATTTGAAGCGGCCCAGCAGGTCATCCGGCAGCGTGGCAAAGAAAAAGGTGCGCTGCCACAGAATAAAAAGTATCAGAACCGTTATCCATTTTCCGGTATCATTCGATGCCAACAATGTGGCGCCACCTTCAAACGGCGGATCCAAGGCGGTCGCAATTCCTATGTAGCTTGGTGCTGCGCCACCCATGTAGCAGATGCCACAAAATGTTCGTTAAAATACATCAAAGAAACGGCACTGGAATATGCTTTTGTTACGATGATGAATAAGCTCATCTTTGGTCATGCCTTTGTTTTAAAACCGCTTCTTGCTAGTTTGCGTACCCTCCATTCGGACGACAGCATCACCGTCATTCAAGATCTAGACACAAAGCTGGCGGAAAATGCCGAGCATCAAAAAACACTGGCGTACCTGCTGGCGAAAAAATATCTAGAGCCTGCGATGTACCAGAAAGGAAATAACGAACTGCTGCAGGAAGCTGAACAATGGCAGCATCAAAAGGATTCCCTTATGGATTTTTTGAGTGACGATAATAAAACAGTACACGAAACGAGAAAATTACTACAGTATACTTGTAAGGCGAAAATGCTAACGGGCTTTGATGGGGCAATATTCCAGCAATTTGTAGAACAAATTCTGGTCTACTCTCGAACAGAAATCGGCTTTAAGTTAAAATGCGGCATTACGCTACGGGAAAGGCTGGTATAAGTGATGAGCCATACACCGTTTGGGTACCGGATTAAAAATGGCAAAGCAATAGTGGATGTGGAGGAAGCCAAAAAAATACGAGTGCTGTTCCAAACCTATCTTGCCGGAGCTGCACTGACTACGGCAGCGAAAGAAGCAACAATTCACGTTTCCCACAGTGGCATCCGCCATATCCTGCAAACGACGCACTATATCGGGGATGATTATTATCCGGCCATTATTGATGCCGATACGTTTACTGCTGCACAAAAGGAAATCACCCGCCGGGCCAAAAAGCTGGGACGTATCCGGGAACCTAAAAAGGTATCCCCGGTCCTATACCCCACCACCTTCTCCCTTGCAGAAAAAACGCAGACCTATACTGATCCGTTTCAGCAAGCCGAATATGCATACAGTTTAATAGAAAGTGAGGAATCCATACATGGAATTACAGACGCGGAATGTCACAATCATTCCGGCACGAACCTATCTACACCGAAGCCATACTGAAGAAAAGCCAAAATGCCGTGTGGCTGCTTATTGCCGGGTTTCTACCGACAGTGACGAGCAGGCCACCAGTTATGAAACACAAATTGAACACTACACCACCTACATCCACAATCACCCAGATTGGAAACTGGCCGGAATCTATGCTGATGATGGGATATCCGGTACCAATACTAAAAAGCGGGATGAATTCAACCGCATGATCGAAGATTGCATGGCAGGTACGATTGATATGATTATTACCAAATCCATCAGCCGGTTTGCCCGGAACACGCTGGACTGCCTAAAATATATCCGGCAGTTAAAGGACAAACACATTCCCGTCTTTTTCGAAAAAGAAAATATTAATACGATGGACTCTAAAGGCGAAGTGCTGCTTACTATTATGGCATCCCTAGCCCAACAGGAAAGCCAGTCTCTCAGCCAGAATGTGAAGCTGGGCCTGCAGTACCGCTACCAACGGGGCGAAGTACAAATCAACTGCAATCATTTTCTCGGGTATGCCAAGGATGAAAATAAACGCATGGTCGTAGTTCCGGAGGAAGCAGAAATTGTAAAACGCATTTACCGGGAATACCTTGAAGGTGCCAGTATGTTAAAAATCGCCCGCAACTTAACAGCGGACGGTTTAAAAAATGGTGCTGGCCACACCAAATGGCGGGACAGTAATATCAGACAGATTTTGCAGAATGAAAAATATATGGGTGATGCCCTCTTGCAGAAAACCTATACGGTGGATTTTCTTACCAAAAAGCGCGTCAAGAATACTGGCATCATGCCACAGTATTATGTAAAAGATAACCATGAAGCCATTATCCCTCGCGACATATTCCTGCAGGTGCAGGAAGAAATGGTACGGCGAAGTTCTATTCACTTGAAAAACGGGAGGAAGTTGACCTATAGCAGCAACCATTGTTTTTCCCAGCGGATACGCTGCGGTAAATGCGGCGAGATATTCCGCCGGATACACTGGAACAACCGAGGGAAAAAATCCATTGTTTGGCGCTGCGTCAATCGAGTAGACCATACAGGTAAATGCGATGCCCGCACTATATCTGAGCCAGCACTCGAGCAGGTCTGCCTAATAGCAATCAATCAAATACTATGCGGGAAGAAAGATTTTCTTGCCATGCTGCAGCATAACATCGAAACCGTTCTCAGTCATGGCAATGATGAAACACTGGCAGCTATCGATACCCGGTTGGAAGAACTGCAGACACAGCTTGTAAAGCTGGCAAGTTCCAAGGCTGGCTACGACGATGTTGCAGAAGAAATCTACCACCTGCGCGAACAAAAACAGCAAGCGCTGGCGAAAAATGCCAATCAGGATGAAATCCGTAGCCGCATAGAGGACATGGCTGCCTTCCTAAAAACACAATCCACTGCCATTACCCAGTTTGATGAGCACCTTGTCCGGCAGCTAATTGAAACCATTACGGTGTTTGAGGATAGCTGTACCGTAGAATTCAAATCGGGTGTGACAGTGGATGTGGAGAAATAATCATAAACATAACAAAATGTTCCCTATAAAATTTTAAACATAAGATTGCTCACAAAAGTATTAATCAAATTGCTCAAGCAAGACAATCTTCAATACCATATTTTAAAATCAATCTTGCAAACTGTGTCCCATTAATAAGAATAATATCATGTGATTCAGCCATCATTTTGGCTTCCTTGTCAAAACAGTCTGTTGTATTAATCAATATGCAAATAGCTGATAAATTATCAGTCCTTTTCTGTTCTATCAGTTGTTTAATTCCATCTATTGCATTAGCATCATGGCCTCGTTTGTTTTTAGCTTGAATCCAGACTTGAGGAAAAGGTGTATCTTCTAAAATACCATCTAAAAGTGGAACAGATGGCATAGCAAACACTAAATCAATATCGCCACCTTTGTTATTATGCCGATTTCTTTTGATGAGTGTAAAACCATTTTTTTCGAACAACGATTGAATTAACTTTTCTAATTTATCTGCTCCCCAATTATTAATTGTATTGGGAATCCATTTTTTTAAGTCTTTAAAGGGTTGAGAATCCTCCAACCCTAATGCTGCTAGTTCATCTTGGGATGTTGTTAAATTCTTATTAGAATCTTGCAATAACGTATTAATTGCATTTTGAAATTTTTTATCATATACACTGTTGATTGGAGATCGATAAGCACCAAATTTTTTGACTATTTTCCGGCTATCATCAGAATAGTCATAACCAACAGTTTTTTTATATTCCACAGGAATAATATGGCGGAAATCATCACCATTGTTAAATTTAGAATTTAAATCATCATCAAACCGATATGATCCATTTACAGTAAGGATTAAAAATTGTCGCCAATCTGATGCTTTAGGGACAACAATAATATCACCATTGTTAAAATCCAACATTTTGCTAAGTGAACTATATTTTCGTTTACAATACGATATCTCACTACCTGGCCATATTTTATCCCATGCTTTCAAAAACGCAGATTCATCTTGATCAACCCTCAAGCTGTCTGTTCCCTGCTGCATTCCCCATCCTTGACGAAGTTCACCTTTATCAATAGCGGATCTAACAAGTGGCTGCCATGACTCTTCATAATTGATTCTAAAAACGTAGTATTTCGGCATTTTATATGCATCTCCTATTACAAGAAATACATGAATATGAATAAATAAATATTATAAACCTAAAAATTACACCAGCAATTTTTGCTTGCAGCGTCAAAAAATTTTATATTCATAGTTCTATTTTCTCTCTTTAACATACTCGCGATCCGTTTTTGTTCATCTATAGGTTCCGGATTACTTCCGAGATACATAGAAATATATACATTATAAGTAGCAAATATATTTATTATTCAAATTGATTGTTTAGCAGTTTTGTCAGCCCTATCTCAATAACATATATTTCCCACATCCAACCTACTCACTCACCAAACCATTTTTCCGCAAAACATCCAACTCATACACTCATGAACCCCTTATCCAACTTACCGTCTAAACTATCAAAAAATGGATTGCGTTGATATGTTCCCATGGGGTGATGAAACTCTGATTTTTAATTTCTCACTTTTAATCTCAAAATCATAGAAATCGCTTATTTATACACTTTCCAGCGTTTTTACTTTCCTGTCCTGGACATCAAGGCTACACACTCAACGTAAAATTTTTAGGCTAGTTTACACTCCAAGGAAACATAACTAAAAAGCTGTGTTTAAGCGGGTTTGTAATCTATCCTGACCTCTTATTTCTCAGCTTCAAACTTCATCGAGCCTCTTGATTTTCTTCCAGTAAAATAGTTCCCTTCAAGTATCATGGGATTGCTTACATTCAGCATTGCTGTTCCATAATGTATTGGGCTTCGGTCTTGAATTTCTGCTCGTGGATCATTTTGGTAATTATAGATTAAATGTTTGACACTCTGCACCTCGCTAAACGAGGCTGTCAAACTTCTGCTATTGCTCTCATCTGTTTTTAACTGTACTGTCACAGTTAAGAATGTCTGGTTAATTACAAGCTTTCCGGAGCGCTTTACACCATCATAATCCGATATGAATGTCCCATTATAATTTCTTGCAAGTACAGGCACATCATGTAGCCAATGTAGCCATTTCCACTTCCATGCCCATTTATTGAATACTACCATTATAATTGCCGCAATGCCAATAGCCTCACCGATAAAACCAAGGAAATTATAACCGAGACTAAATATATGACCCGTTTCCCACATGTTTTTTACATCTGTCCATGAAACAAGGCAACGAATTAATAAAAGAATTGTTGTGAGCCAAATATTGATGTTCATAAATTTCCTAGTATTGTTATTCATAGATTAACCTCACTTGAACTCTAGGTAATTATACATGTTGTAAAGAAAATCTTTCGTTCCTTCAGCCGTCCATTTACGTACAGAATGGAATAAATACAATCTCTCACTAACTTCTCTCCATTCCTTGTGCTTATCATCCTTAATGGCATTCCATAAATGACCGATAGCATTTTGAACGGTTCCTGTCCATGTATTGCTGACCGTAATTGTATCATTCGGCACATTCCAAACGAGGCATTCAATCAGAAACGATGTGATTTTATCTCCATCTGTCTTTCCATCATCAACCATATCATCGCGTATATGTTTCATAATTCGGACGAGCTTCTTGTACTCATAGTTAGTGTTATTATTCTTCTGCTTGCCATTAATGATGTGGTCTTTAGGGTAATTAATTACTTCTGTACCATCCCTTGCAACGTACTTAACGCCCTCTACATATTTTGTAGGATCTGTGCTACTAATAATTTTAAAATCTCTATATTGGAAAGTAGGAACAACATCTGCATTTACATGATAACTGTTCGATTTAATATCGATAGACTTATTTCCAACTGCAACTACATTGTTTCCAAACTTTTTCTTTAATGCTTCGACAATATAGGACTTATAATCAGAATATGTAATTGAGCCAGCTGTATATCCGTAATCTATATCAGTCTTGCCATCAACATAATTGCAAAAAAACGTAGACGTCAGCATAACGCAAATATCCACATCACTATTTTGTCTAACATTAGTATTATTAGCATAAGATCCCTGTGCAAAAATTTCCATCGTACAATCCGACAACTTGTCATACGATGTGACAGCATCTTTAATCATTAGGACTGTATTTTCCACGCGCTGCTCTTCCGTTTGAGAAAGCGGTGAAGTCCATGATTTCAAAATTTCTTCAGTATATTTCATTGGTGCAATCTCCCCTTTCTGTACATTTCCACTTGATCCTTATCTCTTTATCGTTGTTAATCCATTTTTACATTCGAGACCATGGCTAAAAAAATATTAACATATTTCAGATATGTTAGTTATCTTATTTTGCAATTTTTTATACCAACATCCAACTTGCTCACTCGCAAAGCCATTTTTCCACAAAACATCCAACTCATACACTCATGAACCCTTTATCCAACTCACCGTCTAAACTATCAAAAAATGGATTGCGTTGATATGTTCCCATGGGGTGATGAAACTCCGATTTTGAATTTCTCATTTTTAATCTCAAAATAGTGGAAATAGCTTATTTACTACACTTTCCAGCGTTTTTACTTTTCTGTCCTAGACATCAAACATACGCACTCAACGTGGTTCCAAGAGCTCATCTGGATGTTTTGAATGTATTTTCAGTGTGTTTTTGACACCCATTCGTCCTCGGAAACAAGTCCACGGCATTTTGTGCTTTTATCCGTTCTTGGGAATATGTCCACTGATTAATTTAAAATCAGGAATTTAGACCATTAGTATATTTTTCCACATAATGAAAGAGAGCCGGATCACTCCGACTCTCTCAAGTATGCATCCGCAAACGCACACCCCAATTGATATTCATATTATACAACAGCGCCACAAAATATACAAGGGCTATATAAAATTTTTCAGAGCGACCATTCGACCTTCTAAATCTGGATGTACAACGATAGCCGACACCTCCGTATTTACTGATTTTACATATTCATTCGTAATTTTTTCAAATTCACGAATAAATCCTTTTATTTCAGTTTTTGAAACGCGTAAAAGTTTTAAATAATAACACATAAGTAAAACATAATCACCAATGGTTTTAAAATTTACATATGGCACTCCAATTTCATTTTCCAAACATCTTTTCATTGCCTTTGTTGGATTGATTTTTCGAAAGCGCGTATCAAAAACTACGGCATTATGAGCAATAGCGTTCCTTAAATCTTTCAGTGTATATATGTATTCGTATACAAGCTGTCTATCAGTATCACTGGAAATATTAATACCAAGTTTACACGAAATGTCATCTCTTACATCAAAAGTTAAACAAGAAAGTAAAAAACCAAAATCGCCCATCATCATAATTTCAAAAAGTGCCCATATAGGGACGCCCGTATAATGAACATCATTATAAAAATGTGCTATTTTGGGATTGGCAGCTTTATATGCTCGTACAAGATTTGACTGAATTGTATTTTGTAAATTCAGCTTGTTCTGCTGCATTTTTTTCTTCCGTTCAGCATTACTACCTACAGGTGAATTTTTATAGCTACTAATAACTTTATCATACATAACTTGTATGTTCTCTGAATTGCTTTTCAAAAGGATACTTTCGAGTGCAATATTTTTAACAGCAGTTTCAATAAACATTATTTTATCATAAAATAATGCCTTTAATTTTGAATCGTATTGAATAGTAGCATATACTTCACTATAAGAAGTAAACGGTAGTTTGTGCCCTGAATCTCCAAAAAATCTATATCCTTTATATCCATGAAAATAACCAGTATTCATAAGTTGTCGTTTTTGTGAACTTCCAGCAATAGATATACCATGATCTCTTAAATGCCGCATCAGTCCATCAATAGTTTTAAAACCCATAAATCCTCCTGCGTCGCCAAAGTTATTAATAATAATTACCGTTATTTGATATAATCTGATTTGCTATCCGCTACCATCAAATTATAACCAATCCTTAATAGCGTCTGGCCATTTGGCTTCTCTCCAAGTTACAATTGTATATTATATCATTCTGTGAATTTAGAAGATCCACCGATGCCAAAATACTTCTCAAAAAATACTTTCAGCTTATCAATGAGGTTTTGTTTTTTCTCTGCTCTATGTCCACCACCAAAACGGCTCACAGGTGGCATGATCCTATCAATATCCGTACCAACAGTTTTTATCTCGCCTTCTCGGAACGAGTTTTCCAAGAAGATACGAGTTTCTGCCGGCTTCAACTTTTCGTCTTGAATCAGTGCTGCAAGGTCCTGTTCGCGCTGTTGGACAACAAAACCATGCCATTCGCTCAGGACATCATCCACATCATTGACTCCAGCGATAAAAGTTTCAATTAACTGCTTTTTACTGCGAAGCTCTGGGCTGGCGTCAATTGCCTTTGTGATGGTGACAAGCACCTCTTTATCCTTGCAATGTGTATCGTGATACTTTTTCACCAACATGAGAATATAGTCAATGTTGATTTCAATTTGCTTAATTAGTTCAATCTCGAATACGATATCGTCAATAATATCGGTGCTTTCCCCATTTTCACGCTTGCGCTTCCATTCATCGCGCAGATCCTGATATCTTCCCAGATAATCCTGCAGATCACGCTCAGTAAGTATCTCTTTCCCCTTAAACTCATCGAAGGAAGCAAGAAGATTACGCATACGCAAAACAGCGCCAAACAGCGAAATAAAATCTTTCTGATTCTGTTCGCCAATAATCTGCGGTTCTGATAGCGGAAATTTGTTTGACAATTTCTCGATCATATCCGTGTAACCCGGCTTCGGAGTGCTATCAACAGATTTATACCCATAATAATAATCCTTGAAGCTTTGCAGCAAAACAATACCGCCAGCATTCTTATCACCGAACAGCGAGATTGCTGCATCTACTCTCTTTTGCAAATTGCGGAAGCAAACAATATTGCCGAAAGTCTTGATCGAATTGAGAATGCGATTGGTGCGGCTGAATGCTTGAATCAGGCCATGCATCTTGAGGTTTTTATCGACCCACAAGGTATTAAGCGTGGTCGCGTCAAAGCCGGTAAGGAACATATTAACCACAATTAAAAGGTCCAGTTCCTTATTCTTCATTCGCAAAGACACATCTTTGTAGTAATTCTGAAATTTGTCAGAAGAAGTGTCATAGGTGGTATGAAACATCCCGTTATAATCGTCAATTGCACTTTCCAGAAAGTCTCGGGAGTTTTTGTCCAATGCGGAAGTATCCTCAGGGTTTTCCTCATCAAGGATGTCATCGGTTTCTTCCTCGTTTGGGGCATAGCTAAAGATGACTGCTATTTTTAGCTGTTTGGTCGGATCTGCCTGCATCTGCTTGCGGAATTCCTCATAATACAACTTTGCCATGCCAATAGAGGCAACTGCAAAAATAGAGTTAAAGCCACTTACACGTTGCTTCTGTTTAATTTCCTCAACTGCGCCACGCTCCGCCGAAGCCACATCAGAAATATTAGTCAGCTGATTAAAGATGTAAGATTTATCCCCACGATAAGTTTTCTGGTCAAAGTGGTCAAGAATATACTTGGCGACCTGTGAAATACGCTGCGGAGCCATGAAAGCCTTTTCCCGGTCTATATCCCACACCTGCTCGTCATCAATATCCCAGCCAGTATCCATAGTTTTGATATAGTCCACACGGAAGGGCAGCACGTTTTTATCGTTGATGGCGTCCACAATCGTGTAAGTGTGAAGTTGATCCCCGAATGTCTGCTCTGTAGTAAAGAACTGCGCATTTTTCGCACGACTTGCATTGACTGAAAAAATCGGCGTTCCGGTAAAGCCAAACATATAGTATTTTTTGAAGTGCTGCACAATGGCTGTGTGCATATCTCCAAACTGGCTGCGGTGGCACTCATCAAAAATAATAACTACATTTTTGTTGTATACTGAGTGTTCCTTGTTTTTCTTAATAAAGCTAGAGAGCTTCTGAATGGTGGTAATGATGATGCGTGCTTTCGTTCCAGCAAGCTGTTTCTGCAGAATTGCGGTAGAGGTGTTGCTGTTGGCAGCACCTTTTTCAAAGCGGTCGTATTCCTTCATAGTCTGGTAGTCCAAGTCTTTGCGGTCTACCACGAACAGAACTTTATCTATGTAGGGCAGCTGTGAGGCAATCCGTGCAGTCTTGAAGGAAGTCAAGGTTTTACCGGAACCAGTGGTATGCCAAATATAACCGCCGGCGGCAATGTCGCCGTATTTTCGGTAGTTGTGGGCAATCTCAATGCGATTGAGGATACGCTCGGTTGCGGTAATCTGGTAGGGACGCATGACCATCAGCATATTTTCAGAAGTAAAAATGCAGTACTTCGTCAAAATATTTAGAATGGCGTGTCTGGCAAAGAAAGTCTTCGTAAAGTCAATCAGGTCGGGAATCGTCTTGTTGTTAGCGTCCGCCCAGAACGAGGTAAACTCAAAGCTGTTGCTTGTCTTTCCCTTCTTGGATTTGCCGGAGACCGCATCTTTGATGGCGTTAAAACGGGTACTGTTGGAGTAATATTTGGTATTTGTGCCGTTGGAGATGACAAAAATCTGCACATACTCAAATAGGCCAGAGCCTGCCCAAAAGCTGTCGCGCTGGTAGCGATTAATCTGATTAAACGCCTCCCGAATGGCAACGCCACGGCGTTTCAGTTCGATATGTACCAGCGGCAGGCCATTGACAAGCACGGTAACATCATAGCGGTTGTCGTAGGTTGCCCCGTCCTCTTTACCAAGAACATACTGATTGATAACCTGCAGGCGGTTGTTGTGGATGTTCTTTTTGTCTATGAGCGTGATGTTTTTGGTCATGGCATCATCACGCTTTAGCACCTGCACATAGTCCTCTTGAATTTTGCGGGTCTTTTCTACGATGCCGTCGTTTTTGTTGGCGATGCAGTCGGCAAAGAAGCGTTCCCATTCGCTATCTGAAAAGGTGTAATCATTGAGTTCTTTCAGCTTGTCCCTCAGGTTGGCGATTAGATCGGCCTCGGTGTGAATGGGCAGATAGTCATAACCTTGCTCACACAGCAAGCAGATAAACTCCTGCTCAAGTGCAGCCTCGCTCTGGTAGCTATCGGAGCGGGATTTCACCGGCTCATATTCGGTAACAACGGTGTTTTCGTTGGTCTCAGCGACAATATTAAAATATGGCACGTTTTACATCTCCTCAGGTCAATTCTTTGAATGTCAACAGCTTGTCCCGATAGTATTCGTATTGCTTTTGCCTTGCAGCGATTTCGGCGGGTAAGCCTGTGGATATGTCATTACATAGAGTTTCAAATTTGCCTAGTATGTTCACAACCTTTTCTTGCTCAGATAAACTTGGCAACGGAATTTCATATCGTTTTATATTAGCATCTGAAATTGCAGGATAGTTTGCGCCTTTTTGAAATAGTTTAACATGAGAATAAAAATCAGCTGTACTGATCATGTAATATATCCAAGCAGGAAGCACTTTATTTTTGTTTGCTCTAAGCACACAAAAGCCCGTACTACATACTTGACCATCATATTCACTTGTGACGAAACAGGAACGTTTCAGCATAGGTCTTGTGCTACCAAAAAGCACATCGTTAGTTTGCACAATTTGCTGTGCTCTGCTTGGTGCATTTTCTTGATTTACAGTTGTTGTCTGCGTGATAATATGTAAATCCCTGTCAACAGAAGAAAGGTCTATATACTCGAGAGTCCCATTGAATTGTTTCCATTTGATATTGTTAGTTTTCTCAAGACATTTTTCCAAATGTAATCTCGGCACATCATCGCCAAACGTCAAAAGGCTATCCCTGTAATACTCATACTGTTTTTTTCTCGCGGTAAGTTCCGCGGTAAGTTCCGCGGTAAGTTCCGCGGTAAGTTCCGTGAAATTGTCCAGTATACGGACAATTTTCTCCTGTACGGGCAGAGGTGGAACGGGAATCAGCATATCCAAAACCTTTGCCATATCAGGGTGCTTTATTCCAGATCCGCGGTAAAAAGTGTCAATCACTTTTCCTTTAGACATTATTACATAATATAAAAACTTGTTGTTCAATGACTTAATATTGTTAGAAGTCATAATGCGATTATCCGCTGTAACAAATTTCCCTTTGTAATATTTGATACAATCAATCACCGCTCTTGATTTTCCCCAGGGGATTGTAATAACTTCTCCCTCTTTCATATTCTTGCCAGCTAATTCTTCGGTTGTCCAACCTGTTTGTTCCCCTGTTGAAAGCAGAAAAACATTGCCAACATCTTGCTGTAACGCAAATAAATCCGCTGCCAACAGATAATTGTAGTTGATTATGTGGGGTTGTTTTTTTCTATCAACGGACTTGAATTTCTTGTCCCAAATAGTAACAGCCCATAATGGCTTATACTCCACTCCCTCGGGGCAGTATTCTGCAATCAGTTCATCTAACCTGCTCATATGCCTGCCTCAATTTCTTCGACGATATTGCGAATAGCCCCCCGCAGTTCGTCCTCCCGCAGTACGATTTCTTCAATCTCAGCATTCAACTTCACAATATCAATCTTTTCCCGTGTATCTTCCGCTTCTACATAGGTGGAAACCGAAAGGTTATAGTCGTTTTCGACTACTTCGTCATAACATGCCAAATGAGAGAAATGCGCCACTTCCGTACGCTTTGCAAATACATCCACGATGTGGTCAATATTTTCTGGGGTCAGTTTGTTGTTATTGGTGACCTTGATGCACTCGTTTGATGCGTCAATAAACAGAATTTTATTGTCTTTTTTGTTTTTCTTCATTACCATGATGCAAGTGGCAATGGAGGTGCCAAAAAACAGGTTGCTAGGTAACTGAATAATACAGTCCACAAAGTTGTTGTCAATCAAATATTTGCGGATTTTCTGTTCTGCGCCGCCACGGTACATAATGCCCGGGAAGCATACGATGGCAGCCGTTCCGTTGCTTGCAAGCCAGGAAATACTGTGCATAATAAAGGCAAGGTCGGCCTTGCTCTTGGGTGCTAGAACTCCGGCAGGAGAAAAGCGGGGGTCATTGATAAGCAGAGGGTTCTCGTCACCGGCCCATTTGATGGAATAGGGAGGATTTGAAACAATCAGTTCAAAAGGCTCATCATCCCAGTGCTGTGGGTTAATCAGCGTATCCTCACACTCTACATCAAACTTATCAAAGCCGATATCGTGCAGAAACATATTAATGCGGCAAAGGTTGTAGGTGGTGATGTTGATTTCCTGACCATAGAATCCGATGGTGACCGCATCTTTGCCCAAAATTTTTTCGGCTTTCAAAAGCAGCGAACCGGAACCGCAGGCGGGGTCATATACTTTGTTGATAGTTTTCTTGCCAACCGTGCCAAGCCGAGTTAGCAGCACCGACACGTCCGCCGGGGTAAAGAACTCGCCGCCGGATTTTCCCGCATTGGAGGCGTACATGGTCATTAAGTATTCATAGGCATCGCCAAAGGCGTCAATATCATGTTCTTTAACAGAACCGAGATTCATGGCAGCAATACCATCAAGTAGTTTTGTGAGGCGCTCGTTGCGTTTTGCTACCGTGCTGCCAAGCTTATTGCTGTTTACATCAAAATCATCAAATAACCCCGCAAAGCTATTTTCAGAAACACTGCCTTGGGCGGATTCTTCAATGTGGCTAAACACTTCTTCCAGTTTTTCGTTGAGCAGTTTTTCTTTGCCGTTGGGGTAAGTCCAGCCTTCTCCGCTGGCAGCTCTGGTTCTCACATTGCAAAAAAGTTCACTGGGCAGAATGAAGAATCCCTTTTCCTGCACTAGGTCGACGCGAGCTTCCTCCGCTTCAGAATCTTTTATTTTAGAATAGTCGAAACCGGTATTTCCGGCTGCAATTTCACCATCGTTAATATAGGCAGTTAAGTTTTCAGAGATATAGCGATAGAACATCGTTCCAAGCACATAGTTCTTAAAATCCCACCCATCTACTGCACCACGCAGATCGTCTGCAATTGCCCAAATGGCACGGTGTAATTCTTCCCGCTCCTGCTCTTTTTTCATGTCAGCCATTGTCTTTTACCTCCAAATTGTTTTTATCTGCATCTGCACTTGCGCCGCTTTCAATCCAAGCGTCCACTTCGGATACTCTAAATTTGTACAGCCTTCCAACTTTGTGAAAGGGTATGGTATCCTTTTTGACCCAGGAACGGATGGTGTCCTTGCTGCAGCCAATGTGCTTTGAAATTTCCTCAAGACTAAGCCAATGTTCTACAGCATTTACTTTACTATCTTTCATGTCCAAGAAAACTCCCTTCCAATGAATTAAGTGCCATATCTTGTTACCAAACCCTCGTAGTATTCTTTTACCTTGCAAAAGGTTTTCCACACATCTTCTTGCGTTTTCAGAACATTGATTAAATCGGTGTAGTTCTCAGGTGTTTCCAGAACCGTATTAAAATCAACCTTATATTCGCGTCCAAAACATACAAGCTGCTTTGCATCATCACGGACATGGTTTTCGACTGCATGTGTTCTCTCGTAGGCTTGTAAATCTTGAGTTTCTTGAAGCAACAATCTGCGAGGGACAATTTTATTTTTACTGTCAGCCGGGTCGAAATAAAGTTCCCCATATATCCCAGCAGTCATAAATTCGGAATAATCAAGTTCTTCCTCGAAAATGGTCAAGCCCGATAGACAGGGAGTACCTAGCTTTCGTAGTAACATCGAAAAGACGAGGCTAGATGGTTCTGTAACGGTGGACTTTGGTGAAGTCCACTCAGACTTTTCTTTCGTTGCATACACTGCGACACAATCACGATCAATCATTTGATATTCCAGATTTCGGTACCCATGTCGCAAAAATGTTATGAAATTTTTGGTTTCATCCTTTCCCTGAAAAACATTGTCCAAAAACGGTTTGAGAAAATATCGTTCATATTTTTCCGTCGAAAACTCCTTTAACATTTCAAAAGCGTCGAGCCCGTCAAACTCTGTTTCTGCAGTATCCCAGAGGGTTTGTCCAAGGGCAACTAATTCTTCAGGTGCTGCTTGAAAATAGTACTTGGCAAACAAATACTCCTGAAACCCCGAGTCGATATATAGGAGCTTCGTGTCTTGCTCGTACATCATGCACGCTGTTGCACAGGCATCGTGTATAAAGCTTTTACTGGTCATAGGCTTTCGGGGTTTTCAATACTATTCTTCGTGACCAAGTTGTTAAAGTACTCATCAAATGTGTCAAGATCAAACTCTGCTTCATGCTTCATATATGTAGTGGCACAAAGTTCGGAAAATACTTTCGTAAACTCGTCAGCATTCTGAGCACTTCTAAATACTCTAGAATAACCTTCCTTTTCCTCATCGTGTCCATATACAATCGCATCATATACGGCTCTGTAAAAGCGTCTCTTTTCCCCATCAAAGGATTCCACAATAGGATACTTCATAATAACAAAGGTCAGTAGCATGGGATTTGAAGCAAACACCTTGTGCCTTTGAAAGAAATCGCCCTCCGTGTAATTTTTTATACTTTTGATAATGGCTTCGTCGTCACAACCCTTTAAGAGGTTATCAATTAGTGTAGTTGACTGCTCCCTGCTGAAGTGGTGAAGATACATCCGTGAGAAACCCGTAATGCCTTTTAATAACCCACATTCCCTAGAGGCCACGACATACTGATTGTATGGGTATCTATCGACAAGTTCAGCTATTTTCCGCTGGAATGCCTTTTCATCGGACGGATCGATCTCATCAGCTCCATCCATAAGAATTTGGCATTTGCCTGATATCATTAGTTCTTCGACTTTTTTATCGGTCAGGTTTTCATCATATCTACTTGCTGTCTTTATTATGTAATCATTCAACAGATCGTTGTCGCCGCTAAAGTCGCGGAGTTCGATTATGATTGGAAGCCGACCCGTTTGTGTGTGCTTACGAGCTGATTCAAGAAACAAATGCTGAAGCAGCATCGTTTTTCCCCATTCCACCGTTTGCAACTAGGATAACTTTCTTTGAATAAGCTTCCAGTGAATCGAGAGTCGCGTCAAGAATAATTGTTTCCTGAGTTCTGCTGTGCCGAATTTCTAGTAGTAGAAAGCCGGCTGCTTAGTTTATTACAAACATATATATCGTCGATCAAACGCTCTTCTCCTTCCGAGAAGGGCATTTTTATTTTCCCGTATTTAGCTATTGTCCGTGCAACGTACTCAGGAAAAGAAATGATATGTGCTTCTGGCTTGTAGAAGGTCTTCGCTTCGGCTGTGGTCTCTCCATTTCCTTTAGCGATTTCACGAAACAGTTTAGCCAGTGTAAAAGCAAAAAGACGTTTATCAGGAGCCTCTCCTGTTTGCAATTCGAGTCCGAAGCGGTGCATGACATCCTCTAGTTTGCTGTCATTCAAGTCCTTCGAAGTTTTATCTATAAAACTATCTTCGTCAAAATGGGAAACAACAGTACCCCAAATAACGCTATTAGGTTCTCGTGTCCCATCAAACCATTTTCCGTATGTGCTGTTCGATGTTGGCAAAAGTTCATAGTAATCTTCAGGTAACGCGGCATCGAAAAAGTATTCTGGAATCTTTTCTTTAGACTTGTGGCCAAGGATCCCACAGGAGCTTCGGCCCATATAGAAATTTGAAAAATAATCCGTGTATTTCATTCCAGCATTCCTCTCACGTTCTCCGATTTATGTATCAGTCCTAATTGTCTGAATAATGTCCTAATTTGTCCGAACAAAGTCTCAACCCCAGTCGTGGAAGGTGGAACTTAAATTATCTATAATTAGATTGTAGCCTGGACAAGCCATTTGAGCATTTCTCACGCAACATTGAACTCAAATAGAACTTTATTTACTTCAACTTGTTACCGCTAAATCATATTTAATTATATATTACCATTTGAGATTTTACAATGAGTTCGCTCAAAAAAGCTTAACCGCACCAGGAGCCTCGGATCATAGGGCTCTAACAAATATATGGTCATGAAGCGAGGTTACATAGAAGTTTTCCGGAACGGTAATAAATCGAGCTTTAACGAACTTCTCATGCCGTTCATTGAGAAACCACAAGGCAAATCCGGGAATATTTACTAAGTTTTGTTCTGTATGTAACTCGTCTAATAGCAGCCTAGGAGCATTTCGCAATATTAGACGAGTAAAAAAATAATATTGTCAACCAGCCATTGCGAAGGTCGGTTGCGTTCGAAACGGAGACATCCTTTTGAATTGCAATTATTCCTGTAAAGGTCTGGTTTGCTATACCCAAAATCCTCCGTTTCGAACAGAAATGGAGGATTAAATGCTAATTAACTATCATTCAGTAACAGGTGAAGTAACGGAAGTCGAGGTTTCTGCGGAAATCGGTGCCGTTATCGTCGAATTGGATCGCAAGGAATATAACATCAATCACAAAGAAAAACGTCGCCATGTTTCTTTGGAAGCGTACGATCCCTATAATAAGCTGTTATGTATTAATCCGGAACCATTATGTGCATTACTAGAGGCAGAAAAACAAAATGCACTGATAGCTGCGATCCAAAAGTTAAAACCAGAACAAAAAGAGCTGCTTTATCGTATTTTTTGGAAAAAAGAAACCCAATGCAGCATTGCCGTTGAAGAAGGCGTCAGTAAAATGGCAATCTCTAAACGGCTAAAGACGACGTTAACAGCACTTCGTAATAATCTTAACGAGTAAATTCTTATGGGCATCCTGTCATGGGATGCCTTTTTACTATTTTTTATCAGCAGGTTTACTTTCTCTTTTTTCATGGCCTATCTATGTAAGGTATAACAAAACGCCCTTACAGGAAGGAAGGTCACAAAATGGAGCACCATCTTACTATTCGTGTTTCAAAGAAGCCCGTAGATACCGGAATTGTCAGTTACCATACTGTTACCCTTCGCGAACGAATTCTTCGTTTTTTGTTGGGAAAGCCGTATACGTTGACTGTTCTTGTACCAGGCAACAGCATCAAATCACTATCGATTGATGAAATTCCAAAGGAAGGAGGAAATACCCGTGAGCCAAACCAATCAACAGCTTCATAACGTAATTACCAACTTACATGCATTGGCGGATTCCTTACAAGTGCTGACTGATACTATGATAAATAAAGAACAGGAAACTCCTGCACCCACGGTCTCCACTCCACCAAAAAAGCAGCAAAAACCAGATCTTACTCTTGTCGATGTCCGTACGGTACTAGGTGAAAAAGCGAATGCCGGATTTTCTGAAGACGTCCGCAACCTGCTGCATAAATACGGGGCCAGTAAATTAAGTGCAGTTTCACCGGAACAGTATCCGGCATTACTAAAAGATGCGGAGGCGATTGGACATGCCACCGAGTAATCATGCCATATTATCCGCTTCCTCCTCATATCGTTGGCTGCATTGTCCCCCATCAGCACGATTGGAAAGTAATTTTACTTCTACGGAGTCACAGGCAGCCGCCGAAGGAACTGCTGCTCATGCGTTAGCCGAGCACAAACTCCGACGCGCACTCAAGCGGCGAAGCAAACGTCCGGTATCCGATTACGATACTGATGATATGGAACAATACACCGACGACTATTGCGATTTTTGCATGGAGCAGTATGAACTAGAAAAGCAAAACTGTCCGGATACCAAGATCGCGACTGAAATCAAGCTGGATCTGTCAGCCTATATTCCGCATGGCTTTGGCACCTGCGACTGTTTGATTGTTTCAGATAAACAGCTGCACATTATTGATTTCAAATATGGGCAAGGAATCGTGGTCGATGCCATTAACAATTCACAGTTAAAGCTATATGCACTGGGAGCACTGGCTCTCTATGGTAACTTGTACGATTGTACGGAAGTTGCCCTGACGATCTTTCAACCACGTCGCGATAATATTGGCACTTGGACAATTCCCGCAGCAGACCTGTTGGCTTGGGCAGAAGCAGAACTAAAACCCATGGCGCAACAAGCCTATGCAGGAGAAGGCAATTACTGCTCTGGTGACTGGTGTACCTTTTGCCGGGCAGCGACGAAATGTCGCACCCGGGCCGAAGCCAAGCTAAAATTAGCAAACTACGAATTTGCCTTACCCCCACTCCTCTCCGATAACGAAATTGAACATATTTTGGGTATGCTTGACGATCTTACCCAATGGGCCAATGCCCTAAAAGCCTACGCATTAGATGCCGCCGTAGCGCATGGCAAGGTATGGCAAGGCTGGAAGGTGGTTGCAGGGCGCTCTAATCGTAGGTATACAGACGAGGCTAACGTGGCGGAAGCAGCAAAAACAGCCGGATATGAGGATATTTACAAGAAAAAGCTCATTACGATTACTGAAATGGAAAAGCTGATGGGCAAGAAAAACTTTACTACCATTCTCGGTACATTGGTAGATAAGCCACCGGGAAAACCCACGCTTGTACCACTGACAGACAAGCGTCCATCTCTCAATATAACAGATGTCAATCATGAATTTACGGAGGTAACTGAAAATGAATCCTATTAATAAAACGAAAGTAGTAACCGGTACTGTACGTCTTTCCTATGCCAATGTGTGGGAACCAAAATCCATTAATGGCGGCAAAGAAAAATACAGCGTGTCGCTCATTATTGCCAAGTCCGATACAAAAACGCTCGAAGCTATCAATACCGCCATTGATACTGCCATTACAGAAGGTATTTCTAAATTTGGTGGTAAAAAACCAAATAAAGCATCCTTAAAGTTGCCCCTGCGGGATGGTGACGTCGAACGTGATGACGATGCCTATAAAGATAGTTATTTTGTCAATGCTAATAGTATTACGGCCCCACAGATCGTGGATAAACACGTACAACCTATTCTAGACCGCAGCGAGGTATACAGTGGCGTGTATGCCCGGGTATCCATTACGTTTTATGCCTTTAATTTAAATGGCAATCGTGGTATTGCTTGCGGACTGGGTAATATCCAGAAGATCTCTGACGGAGAGCCATTAGGCGGCAAGACCACGGCAGCCGATGATTTCACCACCTTAGATGATGACGACTTTTTATCCTAATTACTTTACGAAAAGAGGTACTAAGACAATGTTGAAAACAATAATAGATACTGTATTAGCAATTGATTTTACCGTGATATCCCTTGTGGGCGTGGTATTCATGATCCACTCCTTACTGGATGATGCCAGACGCCGCAAACGGGAAAAAGAACTCGACAATCGGCTGAACAATCGAACCTAATCCAAATAAGCTGCATATGGGGCGGAGGTATTTCCTCTGCCCTATTGCTATATAAAAGAAGGTGTGTATATGAAGCATATCAGTATTGATATCGAAACCTATAGCAGCACGAATCTTTCAAAAGCTGGCGTATATCGCTATGCCGATAGCGATGATTTTGAAATCCTGCTTTTTGGGTATGCCGTAGATACTGGCGAAGTACAAGTAATTGATCTTGCCTGTGGCGAGAAAATTCCTGCCGCTATTATAGAAGCCCTATCCGATGATGCGGTTATCAAGTGGGCATTTAACGCACAGTTTGAACGTGTCTGCCTGTCCCATTACGTAAAGCATTGGCTGGCACCCGGTTCCTGGCATTGTACGATGGTTTGGTCTGCCACACTAGGCCTTCCCTTATCGTTAGAGGGTGTTGGTTCGGTATTAGGTTTAGATAGGCAAAAATTAAAGGCAGGCCATGACCTCATCAAATATTTTTGTATGCCTTGTACTCCCACGAAGGCAAACGCAGGCCGTACTCGTAACCTTCCCCAGCACGACAGGGAAAAATGGCAACGTTTTACGTTCTATAACCAGCGTGATGTCGAAACAGAGATGAGTATTCAAAAGCGGTTATCCATATTCCCTGTATCCGCTACGGAATGGCAGCATTATAAACTGGATCAGGAAATAAACGACCGGGGCATCCAGATAGATACCACATTGGTACGACAGGCTATTGTTTGTGATGATACCTTTCGCCATACCCATTTAAAAATAGCACAAGAGTTAACGGGCCTTGAAAATCCCAATTCACCAATCCAGCTTAAAGAATGGTTAGCAGCAAACGGGATGCCGCTCCCTTCCCTTTCTAAAAGCGAGGTTGCTACTGCACTAGAAACGGCTACAGGTACCGTCAAAACCGTATTGGAATTACGCCAGCAGCTTGCCAAATCCAGCGTCAAAAAATATACGGCGATGGAAGCTGCCAAATGTCACGATGGTCGTATACACGGACTGCTGCAATTTTATGGTGCCAATCGGACAGGACGCTGGTCCGGCAGGCTCGTACAAGTACAAAATTTACCGCAGAACCATCTGCCGGATCTGGCACTGGCACGTAGCCTCATCAAATCCGGTCAGTTCGATATGGTAGAACTGCTTTATGATTCTGTTCCTTCTGTGCTATCAGAATTGATCCGTACGGCATGCATCCCAAAACAGGGCTGCCGCTTTTTTGTAGCCGACTTTTCAGCCATTGAAGCACGGGTAATTGCGTGGCTTGCTAAAGAAAGCTGGCGCATGAAGGTATTTGCAGCCGGTGGGGATATTTATTGTGCATCCGCCAGTCAAATGTTCCACGTACCAGTCGTAAAACATGGTGTCAATGGACACCTACGGCAAAAAGGTAAAATAGCCGAGCTTGCCTTAGGATACGGCGGTTCCGTTGGTGCGTTAAAAGCTATGGGCGCTATCGAGATGGGAATTCCTGAAGAAGAACTGCCGCCGCTTGTAGCTGCCTGGCGTACCACCAATCCCCATATTGTAAAGCTGTGGTGGGATATCGACCGGGCAACAAAAAAATGTGTCAAGGAACATGTATCCACAGAAGCCCATGGAATTTGCTTTAAATATCAATCTGGCTGCCTGTTTCTCCAGCTTCCCTCCGGTAGAAGGCTTTCGTATGTAAAACCCCGTATCGCCTTAAACCGATTCGGTAAGGAAGCCGTTACCTACGAAGGTATCGGTAGCACCAAGAAATGGGAACGACTGGAATCATATGGGGCAAAATTTGTTGAAAACATCGTACAGGCTACCAGCCGGGACATTTTAGCGGAAGCTATGGAACGGCTAAATGGAAGCTGGTTTTAACATTGTGATGCACGTCCACGATGAAGTTATCATTGAAGCACCCTGTGATGCCTCGCTGACAACGATATGTACCTATCATGGAACAACCACCAGATTGGGCAGATGGCTTACTACTCCATGCCGATGGGTATGTTTGTGATTTTTATCAAAAAGATTAAAAAATTTCCGAGTATCAGGGTTTACTTCTCACATTCTACTGGCCTATCTGTGAGAGCCATTTCCCGATACCCGGATTTTTTTTATACCGGGTTCGAATCTGATTTGTTTGCTTTGCCTATAGATATGAGAGACAAATGGCTCCCAAAAAATCTATATAAAGGTGGTTTTCATATGAAAGAACTGATACCGAGAGACGAATATGGTGTATTTGCGGATACGCGGGACGTTGCAAGAGTGGACAGCCGTTATGTGGCACAAGCGTTTGAAAGGGAAGCACAAAAATGTGCTACGCGATATTGCCAACATTACCGGATCTAAATCCGGGTTAAGTAAGAATTTTGCTGAGCTCAATTTTGAGCGGATTACTTACAATGACTCCAGCTGGTAGAAAATTACCATGCTATCTACTGACAAGAGATGGCTTCACTATGTTGGCGATGGGATACACCGGGCAAAAAGCTATACATTTTAAAGAGCTTTACATTCATCGCTTTAATGAGATGGAACAATTTATCGACACTTTGGTTCATGCCCGTGATGAATTTCCACTTCTTACGGAACAAATTAAGCTACTCCATGATAATCCAAAACCATATCATTTCAGCAATGAATGTGACATGATCAACCGTATCGTATTAGGAAAATCAGCAAAACAATTTCGAGATGCATATGGCATTCCCAAAGGAGAAAGTATTCGTCCCCATCTTACAGATGAACAGCTCAGCATGATTGATTTATTGCAAAAATTGGATTATGGTCTGATGCTTGCTACACCGAACTTTCAAGAACGAAAGCAACTTCTCATTAATTATGTCATGAAAAAAGCAAGCCTACAAGGAGGCACCGATGATGGCAGCAGGTAAAAACAGCGAAGGATATCCGGATCCAACCGCCTGTGATGCTATCAAGCATATCCATAAGGAAGAAAAGGCAGCGGGAGCCCCTGCCTTTCGTCCGTTGGTGTACATCTGTTCACCTTACGCAGGCAATATAGAAACAAATGCAGCCCATGCCAGACGCTATTGCCGATATGCCGTTGATAGTGGCTATATCCCCTTAGCCCCACATTTATATTTCCCTCAATTCATGATAGACAGTAATCCTAACGAACGTAATCTCGCCTTATTCATGGATATCGTGCTACTGCGTAAATGCCAAGAAGTGTGGGTATTTGGAAGTGTTATATCAACCGGCATGGCTCTTGAAATTGCGAAGGCCAAAAAACATAACCAGAAAATCCGTTATTTTACACAGAAATTACAGGAGGTCGAAAACATATGCAATTAACGCTTTATACAGCAGTTTGCACCGGCAATGCCAAAAACTGCCTATATCCTAATCAGCATACCATCATGAACAGCGATGATTTTAAAGCGGCGATTCGAAAGGATCATGTATGTGCTGCCTATGACAACAGCTACCGTAGCGCGAAACATTTCATGGCAGCAGATTGTCTTGTCATGGACTGTGATAACGACCACTCAGATACGCCAGCAGACTGGGCCACACCGGATACTATTTTCTCCACATTTCCGGAGGTTGCCTGCGTCGTTTCGTATAGCCGGAATCACATGAAAATTAAAAATGGCAAAGCAGCACGGCCTAAGTTCCATGTGTACTTCCCCATTACCGAAATCACGGATCCTGATGCCTATGTAGCTTATAAGAAAAAAATACTGTCAATGTTTCCACTGTTTGATGATAAGGCGCTGGATGCGGCCCGGTTTATCTTTGGCACCGATAGCACCGAGGTACTTTGGAATGATGGTTCTCGTACCATTGACCAATTTTTAAGCACTGAGCCAGATACGATACCGGAAGGAAAACGTAACAGCACCCTCTCCCATTTTGCCGGACGGCTTACGAAACGCTTCGGCACAACGGAGGAAGCACATCAATTATTTATAGCAGAAGCCGCGAAGTGCAATCCCCCGCTTTCCAAAGAAGAATTAAGCACCATCTGGCAGAGCGCCGTACGATTTGCCAATAAGGTACGACAGCAGGATGGCTATATTCCACCAGAGGATTACAATCAGGATTTCAAAAATGAATTTGTCTTAATGCCCGGTGACTACTCCGATGTCGGTCAAGCCGTAGTACTGGCTCGGGAATATGCCGATACGCTCCAATTTACAACGGCTACCGACTTTTTACATTATGACGGGATATGTTGGAACGAATCCGACGAACAAGCTCTCGCTGTGGTGCAGGAATTAACCGACAGGCAGCTACAAGAGGCGGAGACTGCGGAACATGTTGCTTGGCAAAAGCTAAAGCAATCCGGTGGTTCTGATGTGTTAGTCGGCTCCGGTACAGCTAAGGCAAAGAAGCTGTTCGATGCAGCACAACTGGCAGCCTTTACCCAATATGCGATCGCAAAGGAATATAAAACGTTCGTCATTAAGCGTCGCGATACCAAGTATTTAAACTCCTGCCTGCAGGCGGCAAAACCCATGCTGCAATGTAAACCGACAGAGCTCGACAATAATGAATTCTTACTGAACACCCCACTAGGCACATATTATCTGCCCGATGGATTATGTGGCATACATCCGTCAACAGCAACAGATAAAATCACCAAGGTAACAGAGGTTTCGCCCGGTGACAATGGAAAAGATTTGTGGCGTTCTGCTATCAATACCTTCTTTTGCAAAGATGCAGAGCTTATTGAGTATGTCCAGCAAATCGTGGGGCTGGCTGCTATTGGAAAAGTATATGTAGAAGCTCTTATCATAGCCTACGGTGAAGGCCGCAATGGGAAATCCACCTTCTGGAATGTTATCTCCCGTGTACTTGGCACCTATAGCGGCAACATATCGGCAGATACATTAACTGTCGGCTGCCGCAGGAATGTAAAGCCGGAAATGGCCGAGGCTAAAGGAAAACGGCTGCTTATTGCCGCCGAGCTTGATGAAGGTATGCGGCTCAACACGTCCATCATCAAGCAACTATGCTCGACGGATGCGGTCTTTGCAGAAAAGAAATATAAAGATCCCTTCCAGTTTATTCCCAGCCATACCCTGGTGCTCTATACCAATCATCTCCCCCGCGTCGGTGCCAACGATCCCGGTACCTGGCGCAGGCTCATTGTGATACCCTTTAACGCTCGCATTGAAGGAAACGACGATATCAAAAATTATGCAGACTACCTGCTTAAAAATGCAGGCGAGTATGTCCTGGCTTGGATCATTGAAGGAGCACAGAAGATCATTCATAAAGAATTCCAGCTTACCACGCCAGCCTGTGTGCGGGAAGCCATCGGCTCGTACCGTGAAAACAACGACTGGCTCGGCCATTTTCTGGATGAGTGCTGTGAGCTTGGCGAAACCTATCAGGAAAAATCTGGTGATTTTTATACTGCGTATCGGAACTTTTGTAATGTTACCGGTGATTATGTGCGAAATTCTGCCGATTTTTATACTGCCATTGAACAAGCCGGAATCGTACGGTTCAGAAATCGCCAAGGCCGGTTTGTTCGCGGAATACGGCTGACAGAAAAAGCCATTTTAAACTAAAGCGTGACACCTCCGACACCTCCTACCCTAAAGTCTCTATAGGCCCTTAAAAATTAACCCCTATAGGAAGTTATAGTAACCAGGTGTCGGGGGTGTCACACATCTTGATGAAAAGTCGATACTAAACACTCTGACGGAGGAAATCATGCGAGAAAAAATAATCGAACAGCAGCTTGTACAGGCCGTAAAACATAAAGGTGGTATCTGTCCCAAATTCGTCTCCCCCGGATATGACGGGATGCCTGATAGATTGGTGCTGCTGCCCCATGAACGCATTGCCTTTGTGGAGCTTAAAGCACCCGGAAAGAAAATGCGTCCGCTACAGGTACATCGGAAGCGCCAGTTAGAAGCACTTGGTTTTCCGGTATACTGCATCGACAATAGTACGCAACTAGGAGGAATGCTGGATGCAATACAAACCTCATGATTATCAAACCTATGCTACAAACTTCATCCTAAAAAATCCAACGGCTGCCATTTTGCTGGATATGGGATTGGGAAAAAGCGTCATTACCTTAACCGCTATAGAGCAATTAATCTATGACAGTTTTGATGTCCATCGCGTGTTGGTGATTGCACCCCTACGTGTAGCACGAGATACGTGGCCAGCGGAAATCCAGAAATGGGACCATCTGCATAACTTAACGTATGCCGTTGCTATTGGTACGGCCACGGAACGAAAAGCCGCACTCTTGCAGCAGGTCAATATCCACATTATCAACCGCGAAAATGTGCCTTGGTTGATAGAAGATTCCGGCATCCCCTTTCATTACGACATGCTGGTAATCGATGAGCTTTCTTCATTTAAATCATATCAAGCAAAACGGTTTCGGAGCTTGTTAAGAGTTCGTCCCAAGGTAAAACGTATCGTAGGACTGACCGGTACTCCTTCTTCGAATGGCCTGATGGATCTCTGGGCAGAGTTTCGCCTGCTGGATATGGGACAACGACTTGGTCGTTTTATCACCCATTACCGGAGTGAATTCTTTCAGCCAGATAAACGGAACCAACAGATGATCTTTTCTTACAAGCCAAAACCCGGTGCGGAAGAAGAAATCTATCGACGTATTGCAGACATCACCATTTCCATGAAAAGCAAGGAGTATTTGACTATGCCAGCATTAGTACGAAATGAAATCAGTGTACAACTCTCGAAGCGGGAACGAAACATGTATGATACCTTGTGTTCCCAGCTTGTGCTTTCACTAGATGGGAAAGAAATTGATGCCGTAAACGCGGCTGCCTTATCAAACAAGCTATGCCAGATGGCAAATGGTGCCGTCTACGATGAGGAAAAGCGAATCATTCCCATTCATGACCGAAAGCTCGATGCCCTGGAGGATATTCTTGAAGGTGCCAATGGCAAACCCATATTGATTGCGTATTGGTTCAAGCATGATCTGATACGGATTCAGCAACGGTTTACGGTACGAGAAATCAAGACTTCACAAGATATAACAGATTGGAACGCTGGTGTTATTCCTGTTGCTATTCTCCACCCCGCCTCTGCCGGACATGGTCTAAACCTGCAACAAGGCGGATCCACTCTCGTCTGGTTTGGACTAACCTGGAGCTTGGAATTATACCAACAAACGAATGCCCGACTCTGGCGGCAAGGACAAACCGATACGGTCGTCATTCATCACATTCTGACTGCCGGAACCATAGATGAAACCATTATGAAATCATTGAAAGAAAAAAACAAAACCCAGGCTGCACTGATTGAGGCAGTCCGGGCCAGCTTGCAAGGAGGCAGCCTATGAGTGTTATCTGGAAATACCTGAATAAACGGAGCGGCGCCATTGATGCCATCCGGGATTACGACAGCATGAACTTTATCATCGAAAACACCAGCGAAGACATCAAGCAGGCATATGCTGCCATGACCAGCCTGCATCCGTCCGGCTTTGATGGGATGCCGCACTCCAGCAACCCACATGCAACAGAAGATCATATCATCTCCGGACTGGCAGACATCGACATTCTGAAAGAACGGTACCGGCAGGCTGTCGAGTACATGGCATGGTTCCAGCCTGCATGGGAAAAGCTGAGCAGCGACGAGCAATACGTGCTGCAAACTTTTTATGCCGACGAGGATGCACAGACGAGTGCCGTCTATGCCATCGCTGATCATTTCCACATCGAGCGGTCGTCTGCCTACAAAAGGAAGAATCGTGCATTAGCTAAGTTTGCCATCCTTTTGTTTGGGAAGACATGATGTCCAAAATCGCGGACGCATTTATTCATTTGACGTGGTATACTAATAGCATGAAAGTGTGAGAGAGGCCTTCGAGGGAGCGATCCTTTGAAGGCTTTTGCTATGTGTTTATTATATTGACATTGTGTTGACATCAGCCAAAAATAATGCTATATTCAAGACAGAAATGGAGGTGTTGAATATGGTAAATACAAATTTGAATATCCGGACGGATAAGGAAGTCAAAAATCAGGCTGAGAAAATATTCAATGCTCTGGGAATGAATATGACGACGGCGGTAAACATATTCTTAAAAACAACGATACGAGAAAATGGCATTCCCTTCCGTCTCACTCTTGACGTTCCTAATGCAACAACTAGATCTGCCATTGAAGAAGGCAAACGAATCGCCATTGATAAAAAAGTAAAAGGGTATACCAATATGACAGATTTGCGTGTGGCCCTTGAAAAATGAAGTACGAAGTAAAATTCACCACTCAATTTAAGAAAGATTTGAAATTGGCAAAAAAGCAGAACAAAGATATAGATGTGCTGTTCTCTGTCATTGAGCAACTGGCCCAAGGAAAACACTTGGATGAAAAATACAGGGACCATGATTTAGGCGGCACATACAAAGGTTGCCGGGAATGCCATATTGATCCAGATTGGCTTCTCGTTTATGAAACAAGAGATGATGTACTTGTTCTTCTTTTGTATCGTTTGGGCAACCATTCCCAATTATTTTAGCAGCATGAGTAATATCGCGGACGCATGTATCTGTTCGACGTGGTATACTAATAGCATGAAAGAATGTGAAAAGCCTTCGTGGGAGCAATCCCTTGAAGGCTTTTGCTATGTCTGGAGATGAACATTGTGCCTTGGAAACCAAAGAAACCGTGCGCCTACCCCGGCTGCAAGGAGCTGACGAAGGGCCGGTACTGCGAACAGCATCAGAAGCTGATGGACAAATATTATGACACCCACGAGCGCAGTCCTGTCAGCAAGAAACGATACGGCAGAGCGTGGAAACGCATCCGGGACCGCTACATCGGAAAGCACCCCCTGTGCGAGATGTGTCTGAAGAACAATAAAATTACACCGGCAACGGAGGTGCACCATATCCGTCCCCTCTCCCGCGGCGGTACTCATGATGAAGATAACCTGATGGCGCTGTGCAAGCCGTGCCACTCACAGATAACAGCAGAGATGGACGACCGCTGGCATCATGCCAGAAAGGAATACCACTACGAATGACTACGCTCTGCCGGGAGGGGCGGTCCAAATCTCTGGCGCGCCGAAATGCTAGACCGGTGCTGGGGTCACACGCACAAAAATTGCGGTTCAAACGGGGGATTTACCGCATGGGAAAGGAGTTGAACAGCCATGGCCAAGGACGGAACCAATCGCGGCGGCAGACGGATCCGCGCCGGAGATAAGCCGGAGGCGCTGGCCGATAAGATTGCCAAGGGAAAAGCAGCCACCATTATCGACCTGCCAACACCTACGTTAGAGGGCACCGAGTTACATGATGCCGCAGATCTCACCGGTGAAGATATGCCGAATCCCAGCGACTATTTGTCTGCCCGGCAGCGGGACGGCAAGCCGCTCGGTGCGGATGACCTGTTCCGCCAGACCTGGCAATGGCTGAAGGATCGCGGCTGCGAACGACTCGTCAATCCCCGACTGCTGGAAGCCTATGCTCAGGCATTTGCCCGGTATATCCAGTGCGAGGAAGCCATCAGCACCTATGGACTTCTTGGAAAGCACCCCACGACCGGTGGTGCCATTACCAGTCCGTTCGTGCAGATGAGCCAGTCATTCCAGAAGCAGGCGAACCTGCTCTGGTATGAGATTTTCGATATCGTCAAGCAGAACTGTACCACAGCATTTGTAGGAAGTCCGCAGGATACGATGATGGAACACCTGTTGCAGGCACGGAAAGGAAAATAATTATGGAATTGATCAAAAAGAACATACAAGACCTTATCCCGGCAGCCTATAATCCGAGAAAGGATTTGCAGCCGGGCGATCCGGAATATGAAAAATTGAAACGCTCGCTGGACGAGTTCGGCTACGTCGAACCGGTTATCTGGAACAAGCGCACCGGCAACGTGGTCGGCGGGCACCAGCGCCTGAAGGTGCTCCAGCAGGAGGGCATCTCGGAAATTGACTGCGTCGTCATCGACATGGACACCGAAAAGGAAAAAGCCCTAAACATCGCCCTTAATAAAATCAGCGGCGATTGGGATACGGATAAATTAGCCCTACTCATTACCGACCTGCAGGGCAGCGACTTTGATGTATCGCTTACCGGGTTTGATCCGGCGGAACTGGACGACCTGTTCAAGGACGATATAAAGGATGGTGTACACGATGATGACTTTGATGTGGATGCCGAACTCAAAAAGCCGGTATTTTCCAAGGCAGGTGATATGTGGCAGTTGGGAATCCATCGCCTGCTCTGCGGCGACAGCACCCAGCCGGAAACATACCAGCGATTGCTGCAGGGAACACCGGTCAATCTGGTGGTCACCGATCCGCCATATAATGTCAACTACGAAGGCCGGGCCGGAAAAATCAAGAATGACCATCTGCAGGACGACAAATTCTACCAATTCTTATATGATGCGTTCACCTGCATGCACACCGTCATGGCAGACGATGCCAGTATCTATGTATTCCACGCCGACACCGAGGGACTTAACTTTAGAAAAGCCTTCTCGGATGCCGGTTTTTATTTGTCCGGCTGCTGCATCTGGAAGAAGCAGTCGCTGGTGCTGGGACGCTCTCCCTACCAGTGGCAGCACGAGCCGGTGCTCTACGGCTGGAAGAAGAAAGGAAAGCACGAGTGGTACACCGGACGGAAGGAATCGACTATCTGGGAGTTTGACAAGCCTAGGAAAAATGCGGACCATCCAACGATGAAGCCGATCCCGCTGTTGGCTTATCCTATTTTAAATTCCAGTATGACCGGCTGCACCGTGCTGGATCCATTTGGCGGCAGCGGCTCAACGCTGCTGGCCTGCGAACAGACGAAGCGACGCTGCTATATGGTGGAGCTGGATGAAAAGTTCTGTGATGTGATCGTGAAACGTTACATTGAGCAGGTCGGCTCGGACGAACGGGTAACCGTGACACGGAACGGGAAAACGTATACCTATACTGAAATGGAGGCAACATAATGCGTGTATTTATCAACCCCGGGCATGACCGGGAACGGGACAGCGGCGCGGTGAACCCAAACACCGGACTGCGGGAATGTGATGTGGCTGCTACGATTGGCAGTCTCGTCCAAACATATTTGGAGACGGCAGGCTGCGAGGTGCAGCTCCTGCAAAGTGATAATCTGGCTGGGGAAACACCGGATCTGCCCTGTGTGGTGGATACAGCAAATACATGGCCTGCTGATGTATTCGTCAGTTTGCATTGCAATGCCGACAGCGGCTGCGCCAGCGGTACAGAAACGCTTATCTATGCCAACAACAGCGGTTCGTCCCCGCAGCTTGCCGCCTGCATTCAGTCGCAGATTGTGCAGAGCCTCGGCACAGTGGATCGTGGTCTGAAGGAACGGCCCAACCTCATCGTGCTGAAGGACACCACGATGCCCGCCGTTCTGGTGGAAACAGCTTTTATTGATAATGACAATGATGCCGCGCTGCTTACGAATAACGCGGATGATTTCGCCCGGGCCATTGCCCGCGGCATAACAGATTTTGAAGGGAGATAGAAAAAATGGATATTGAAACGATTAAAAATGAAATTAAGGAACATATTTTGGATTCGGTGCAGGAGGATGCCAAGAACGCCACTATTTCCTGGCTCCATACAACGGTGCTTCCGGCAGCCAAGGAAGTAGCGGATGCCTACACCGCTGCGTTGCAGGCATCCGCTGACAAGGAAACCGGTTGGAACAAGTTCCGCGACCAATGCTTTCTGCCGACGCTGATTGATGGCGGCCTGTGGCTGACCGGAAAGTTGCTCGGTAAAATGGTGGTAGTACAAGAATAATACGTGTAATTTGTGGTATAAACCCCTTGCTATAGTTGCCGGTTAGAGTGATATATGTACATGACAAAAACGAAAGGGGTTTGATACCATGAAGATCATGTACCATGCACAAGGAAAAACACGCAAGGAACTGGCCGATGCCATCAGCACCATTACCGGAGCCGCTAAAATGTATCAGGGGATTCCCAGCTACGCCTATGAGATTGACTGCTTTACAGTTCGACCGCGACGGCAATCTTAATTTTGATGACATGATTGACAGAAGAAATTGAGGATTTGCTCGAGAAACTCGACAGCATGGGATTCCATGCAGAACCAGCCGAACCAATAGTGAAAGAACCTGACGATTCGGCGTCTAAGCAGGAGAACATAGACGACTTGGTGATTGCCATGCCGCGCTCCTTCTTCACCGATACGGCACTGGAAAACCTAAAGAAACTGATCCAGGCCAAGAGCAATCTTATGCTAAAAGTTTTTCAAATCGATGTGCTGCGCATGCAGGTAACGGAAGATAAAGTGTTATTCCCTTGGTTCACCGGCTGCCTGGATGCCGATACGGTCAAAGCCTACACCCATTTCATTACGGCGCTCTGCCATCTGGCAAAGAAGCAGAAAACGGGTACTGGCAACGGAGCACCCATCAACCAACGAGAAATACGACTTCCGCTGCTTTCTGCTCGGCCTTGGCTTTATCGGTACGGAATACAAGGACGAACGGAAGCTGCTCCTGCAGCACCTTTCCGGTTCCTCGGCCTTTAAAAACGGCAGAAAGGAAGAACATCATGATGAGATATCCGAATAAGGAACAATTGGAGCAACTGCGCAGTGCATATCCTGACGGAACGCGGATTGTACTGCTGCAAATGGATGATGCCCAGGCTCCACCGATCGGTACAAAGGGAACGGTTGTCGGTGTGGATGACACCGGCAGCATATTGGTGCATTGGGACAACGGCAGCACGTTGAACCTGCTGTACGGCATAGACCGCTGCCGTACAATCAGAAAGAAATAATCACACAATATCATAATTTGTACACCAAGACTGCCAACCTCGGCGGTCTTTTTTGTTGCCGCAAAGGAGGTGACGCTGCTTGCGAACGTTGAAACGCTATCGATCCACGAAATTCAAGGCCAAGGATTCCAAATACAACAAGACCATGGCGGACTATGCCGTGTCCTTTATCGAATGCCTCTGCCACACCAAGGGAACCTGGGCTGGGAAGCCGTTTGAACTAATCGACTGGCAGGAGCAGATTATCCGTGATGTGTTCGGCATCTTAAAGCCGAACGGCTACCGGCAGTTCAATACCGCCTACATCGAGATTCCCAAGAAGCAGGGCAAGTCGGAACTGGCGGCAGCGGTAGCCTTGCTTTTATGCTGCGGTGACGGGGAGCAACGTGCCGAAGTGTATGGCTGTGCCGCCGACCGCCAGCAGGCATCCATCGTCTTTGAAGTGGCAGCGGATATGGTACGGATGTGTCCGGCCTTATCCAAGCGGGTAAAACTCCTGGCTTCGCAGAAACGGATCATCTACCTTCCCACGCACAGTTTTTATCAGGTATTATCCGCCGATGCCTACAGCAAGCACGGTTTTAACGTAAGCGGCGTGATTTTCGATGAGCTGCACACGCAGCCGAACCGAAAACTGTTTGATGTCATGACTAAAGGCTCCGGCGATGCCCGGACGCAGCCGTTGTATTTCCTTATTACGACAGCCGGAACGGACACCCATTCCATTTGCTATGAAACCCATCAAAAGGCACTGGATATTATCGCAGGCCGGAAGATTGATGCCACCTTCTATCCGGTGATATACGGGGCCAAGGATACCGACGACTGGACGGATGTCAAGGTGTGGAAGAAAGCCAATCCCTCGCTCGGCATTACGGTCGGCATGGACAAGGTCGAGGCGGCCTGTGAATCCGCCAGACAGAACCCCGCCGAGGAGAATGCATTTAGACAATTGCGCCTGAACCAATGGGTCAAGCAGGCAATCCGCTGGATGCCGATGGACAAGTGGGATGCCTGTGCCTTCCCCGTACAGCCGGACGAATTAAAAGGACGCGTCTGCTACGGCGGACTGGACTTATCCTCCACAACGGATATTACAGCTTTTGTGCTGGTGTTTCCGCCGCAAGATGAAGCAGACAACTATGTCGTGCTTCCCTACTTCTGGATACCGGAGGAAAACGTATCATTGCGCGTCCGGCGGGATCATGTTCCTTATGATGTATGGCAAAAACAGGGATTCCTGCACACGACGGAAGGAAACGTCGTCCATTACGGCTACATCGAAAAGTTCATCGAAACCATGGGCGAACAGTACAACATCCGCGAGATCGCTTTCGACCGCTGGGGCGCGGTGCAGATGGTACAAAATCTCGAGGGAATGGGATTTACTGTCGTCCCGTTCGGACAGGGGTTCAAAGATATGAGTCCTCCCACCAAGGAACTGATGAAGCTGACGCTGGAAAAAAAGATCGCCCACGGCGGCCATCCAGTACTGCGCTGGATGATGGATAATATCTTCATCAAATCCGATCCGGCTGGCAATATCAAGCCGGATAAAGAGAAATCCACCGAAAAGATCGACGGTGTCGTGGCTACGGTCATGGCACTCGACCGTGCCATCCGCTGCGGCAACGACAACAGCGAAAGTGTATATGACCAAAGGGGGTTATTGATTTTATGAGTATATTCCAACGTATATGGGGCAAAAAGTCACGCGATAAACCGAAAAACTACCTGTCTACGGCCTTTACGTTTCTGTTCGGTCCGACCTCCTCCGGCAACGTGGTGACGGAACGGACGGCCATGCAGACAACGGCGGTCTATGCCTGCGTCCGAGTACTGTCTGAGGCTATTGCCGGACTGCCACTTAATCTATACCGGTATACACCAGATGGCGGCAAGGAGAAAGCCATCAACCATCCATTGTACAACCTGCTTCATGATGCCCCTAATCCGGAGATGACGAGTTTCATCTTCCGGGAAACGCTCATGAGCCATCTGTTGTTATGGGGCAATGCCTACGCACAGATCATCCGGAACGGCACCGGGCAGCCGATTGCACTGTACCCGCTGCTGCCCAGCAAGATGGATGTCAGTAGGGCCGCCAACGGACAGCTTATCTATACCTACTCCAAGGACTCGGACGAGTTCGGTGCGGATAACCGCTGCCAGCAGATTTTCCTGTCGCAGGATGAGGTGCTGCATGTTCCGGGTCTCGGGTTTGACGGACTTATCGGTTACAGTCCAATTGCCATGGCCAAGAACGCCATCGGCATGTCGCTGGCAGCCGAGCAGTACGGTGCGTTATTCTTTGCCAACGGTGCTACACCGGGCGGCATCTTAGAACATCCGGGCATCGTGAAAGATCCGGTCAAACTGCGGGAAAGCTGGCATGCCCAATTTTCCGGCACGAACCGGCACAATGTAGCCGTGCTGGAGGAAGGCATGACCTTCCAGCAGTTATCCATCCCGCCGGATCAGGCGCAGTTCCTCGAAACGCGGAAGTTCCAGATCGACGAAATCGCCCGTATCTTCCGGGTGCCGCCGCATATGGTCGGGGATCTGGAAAAGTCCACCTTCTCCAATATCGAGCAGCAGTCGCTGGAATTTGTCAAATATACCCTCAATCCTTGGTGCGTCCGCTGGGAACAGGCCATGAACCAGCAGTTGGTATTGCCATCGGAACGCGCACAAATCTTTACAAAATTTAATGTGGACGGTCTGCTGCGCGGCGACTACCAGAGCCGCATGAACGGGTATGCCATCGGCAGGCAGAACGGCTGGCTCTCCGCCAACGACATCCGGGAACTTGAGGATATGAACCGCATCCCTGCCGAGCAGGGCGGCGATACGTATCTGGTCAACGGCAATATGCTGCCGCTGGACAAGGCAGGAAAATTTTATACCGAAAGCGAGGGAAAAACCCCATGAAGAAGTTTTGGAACTGGAATACCGATGCCGATACCGGACGCATTCTTACCATTGACGGTACCATTGCCGAGGAAAGCTGGTTTGATGACGACATAACGCCGAAACTGTTTAAAAACGAGCTGGCATCCGGACAAGGGCAATGTCACCTTATGGCTGAACTCGCCCGGCGGCGACTGCGTAGCAGCCAGCCAGATCTATGCCATGCTGATGGATTATGCCGGGCAGGTCCATGTCAATATCGACGGGATTGCGGCTTCGGCTGCCTCCGTGATTGCCATGGCAGGCACGACCGTCAATATGGCACCGACCGCACTGATGATGATCCACAATCCGTTCACGATCGCCATGGGCGATACTGATGAAATGGAACGGGCCTATCTCTATGCTTATCCGAGGTCAAGGAATCCATTATCAATGCCTATGAATTAAAGACCGGCCTTTCCCGCACCCAATTATCCAATCTGATGGATGCCGAGACCTGGATGAATGCGGGAAAAGCAATCGAGCTTGGCTTTGCCGATACCGTACTGACGAACGATACCAATACACCAATGCATGATGCTGCCAGTATGGGAAGTTATTCTTTTTCCCGGAGGCAAGTCACCAATGCATTACTCAATAAAGCCATCGCCAAGCAGACCAAGCCAACACCGGCAGCAAACAAAACAACTATATCCGTAGCGTCGCTGCAGCAGCGGCTGTCGCTCTTAACACATTAAATGGAGGTACCAATATGAGTAAATTATTAGAACTGCAGGAAAAACGCGCCAACATCTGGGAGCAGGCCAAGGCCTTCCTGGATGAAAAGCAGGCAGCCGGTGACACGCTTTCCACCGAAGATGCCGCCACCTATGACAAGATGGAAGCCGATGTCATGGCACTGGGCAAGGAAATCGACCGACTGAAGACGCAGGCTGCCATTGATCTTGAATTAAGCAAGCCGACCTCGAGTGCTATCGTCAACAAGCCTGCAAAGCAGGATACAACGAAGCATGGCAGGTTCAGCGACGCCTATGCACCCGCCTTTTGGGACAGCATGCGCGGCAAGTCCCGTGCGGAAATCCGCAACACCTTAAAGGAAGGGGCCGATCCTCAGGGCGGCTACCTGGTACCGGACGAATTTGAACGGACGCTGATCCAGATGCTGGCAGAAGAAAATGTGCTGCGCTCCCTTGCCCATGTGATCCAGACTGCAAGCGGCGACCATAAGATTCCGGTCGTTGCCAGCGAAGGAACCGCTGCATGGACGGATGAAGAAGCCGCCTACACCGAAAGCAACACCACCTTCGGCCAGGTGTCCATCGGGGCGCATAAGCTGGGTACGCTCGTCAAGGTATCCGAAGAACTGTTGAACGATTCTGCCTTCGACCTGGAAGGATACATGGCGCAGGAGTTCGCCCGCAGGCTGGGCAATGCCGAAGAAGAAGCCTTCCTCACCGGCACTGGAACGGATCGTCCGTCCGGCATCCTCGTTGATGCCGCCGGTGCTTCGGATGGCTCGACTGCCGCCTCTGCTACGGCGATTACCTTTGACGATTTGATCGAGTTGTACTATTCGCTTCGTGAGCCGTACCGCAAGTCGGCTACATTGCTGCTGCATGAAAGCACTGTCAAGGCCATCCGGAAGCTGAAAGATACGCAGGGCCAGTACATCTGGCAGCCTTCCGTCAGCGCCGATGTGCCGGATAAGATTCTGAACTGCCCGGTTGTTACCAGCCGGTATATGCCGCAGATGGCAGCCGATGCCAAGACGGTGCTGTTCGGTGATTTCTCCTACTACTGGATTGCCGACAGGCAGGGCCGCACCTTTAAGCGTTTGAACGAATTATACGCGGTTACCGGTCAGGTCGGTTTTCTCGGCTCCCAGCGCGTCGATGCCAAGATCGTATTGCCGGAAGCCATCAAGACGCTCAAACAGGCCAGCAAATAACAGAAGGAAGGTGGCAGCATGGCAGTAACACGGGACGAAGCTAAATTATACCTGCGTATTGATAATGATGTGGAGGATGCTTTGATCGACAGTCTGATTCAATCCTCCACAACGACGGTGGAAAATGTACTGCGCCATCCGTTAAGCGACTACACGACGCTGCCGGAGGACATCAAGACGGCTATCCTGTATGGCGTGGCCTATCTGTATGAGAACCGGGATACGGCGGACTTCGATGCCATGATCAAGCTCATGAGGGCCATGCTGTTTTCCTATCGGGATGAGGTGTTCTGATGGATATCGGGGAAATGAAGCAGCGGATTGAGTTTATGGTGGAGGAGAATGTCTCTGATGGGCAGGGCGGGTATGATACCACGCTGGTCAGCAAGGGCAGTACCTGGGCCAAGGTAACCAATATCCACGGCGGGCAGTATTTCTTCGCCGCAGCCGTTCATCTGGAAAAGGATGTGTCGTTTGTTATCCGGTACCGCTCGGATATCTCGGAAAAATGGAACATTAAGTTCCGCGGGCAGAAGTACAACATCCAGTTTATCGATAATGTGAAATACGGGGACCAGTATCTGGAAATCAAGGCTACCTTGGCGGGGTGATGAGAATGACATGGAATGAAATACGAATCGGGTGTGCGGCTGTCGGTGCCTGGCTGGGCTGGTTCATCGGCGGCTTTGACAATCTGCTCTATGCCCTGCTGACGTTTGTCTGTCTGGATTATATTACCGGTGTATTATGCGCCTGCCGGGAGCGGCGGCTATCCAGCGAGATCGGCTTTATAGGCATCTGCCGGAAGGTGCTTCTTTTTGTACTCGTCGGTGTGGCTCATACGCTGGATGAGACAATGCTTGGCTCCGGTAGTGCCTTACGGACTGCCACCATCTTATTCTACTTATCCAATGAAGGACTTTCTATTGTGGAAAATGCCGCACAGATGGGACTTCCCATACCGGATCGGCTGCAGGAAGCATTGAAGCATCTGCGGAAATAACAGAAGAATATATCTATTGGCCTGCTGGAGTCTCATCACTCTGGCAGGTCCTTTTTTTTATGTCTTGGGTTCGAATAGCAGCTTATTTCATCGACTACAGATATAAGGGCTAACAAAATAGGTTTACTTTCCCCTATTTCATGGCCTATCTGTAAGGAGATGATTTGCCATGAACGAACAACTAAGCAACCATACACTCGAAGCAAATAAGCTACAAGCCGAAGCAAGGTCAATATCACAGGAACAACTGCAGCACGAAGTCGATTATGTCCGTGCCCAACACATACTGCAGTCCCTATTCCATAAAGGCCTGCTTTCTGCTAATGAATTTTCCAAAATAACGGCAGTAAACCGAAAAACATTTTCACCGGTATTAGCGGCTATATTGCCCTCTATTCCTTGATATATCCGGCATATAGAGGTACTATGTCACACTACAAGGAGGTGAAAATCCATGAAAACGGTGACAAAAATCGGAGGTCAGCTTGTATTTCCTACGCAAAAACATAAGCTGCGGGTAGCGGCCTACTGCCGGGTATCCACTGATAGTGAGGAGCAATTAGTCAGCCTTGCCACACAACGAAAGCACTATGAAGCCTACATTACGGCAAATCCAGACTGGGAGTTTGCCGGTATTTATTATGATGAAGGTATTACCGGCACGAAAAAAGAAAAAGCGCCCAGCCCTACTCCACCTGATAGCCGATTGCGAGCATAAAAAAATAGACCTCATTGTGACAAAGTCTATCAGTCGGTTTGCCCGCAACACCACCGATTGTCTGGAACTGGTCCGTAAATTACTGGGGCTTACCGTTTATATTTATTTTGAAAAGGAAAACCTAAATACCGGATCGATGGAAAGCGAGCTCATGCTATCGATTCTGAGCGGCTTGGCGGAAAATGAGTCGGTATCGATTGCCGAAAACAGCACCTGGTCCATACAGAGCCGTTTCCAGAATGGCACCTTTAAACTTGCTTACGCCCCATATGGATATGATGTAATAGAAGGAAAACTGGTACTGCAGCCGGAGCAGGCTACAATTGTAAAAGCTATGTTTGATCAAACGCTCGCCGGTATCGGGACAGATGCCATTGCCAAGAAATTAAATGCAAAGGAAATTCCGGCTAAACGCGGTACCCATTGGACTGCAACAACCATTCGTGGCATATTGAAAAACGAGAATTACACTGGGGATGCTATTTTCCAGAAAACCTATACCGATTCGCATTTTAATCGCCATCATAACCATGGCGAGAAAGATAAATACCGGGTGGAACACCACCACGAAGCTATCATCACCAAAGGACATATTTGAAGCAACCCAGCAGGTCATTCGGCAGCGTGGCAAAGAAAAAGGTGCGCTGCCACAGGATAAAAAGTACCAGAACCGTTATCCGTTTTCTGGTATCATTCGATGCCATCAATGTGGCGCTACCTTCAAGCGGCGTATCCAAGGCGGTCACAATTCCTATGTAGCTTGGTGCTGCGCCACCCATGTAGCAGATACCACAAAATGCTCGTTAAAATACATCAAGGAAGCAGCACTAGAATATGCTTTTGTTACGATGATGAATAAGCTCATCTTTGGTCATGCCTTTGTTTTAAAGCCGCTGCTTGCCAGTTTGCGTACCCTCCATTCGAACGACAGCATCACCGTCATTCAAGATCTAGACACAAAGCTTGCGGAAAATGCCGAGCATCAAAAAACACTGGCGTACCTGCTGACGAAAAAATATCTAGAGCCTGCGATGTACCAGAAAGGAAATAACGAGCTACTGCAGGAAGCTGAACAATGGCAGCACCAAAAAGATTCCCTTGTAGATTTTTTGAATGATGATAATAAAACGGTCCATGAAACGAGAGAATTACTGCAGTATACTTGTAAGGCGAAAATGCTAACGGGCTTTGACGAAGCAGTATTCCAACAATTTGTAGAACAAATTCTGGTCTACTCTCGAACGAACATCGGCTTTAAGCTAAAATGCGGCATTACGCTACGGGAAAGGCTGGTGTAAGCTATGAGCCATACACCGTTTGGGTACCGGATTAAAAATGGCAAAGCAATAGTGGATGTGGAGGAAGCCGAAAAAATACGAGTGCTGTTCCAAGCCTATCTTGCCGGGGCTGCACTGACTACGGCTGCGAAAGAGGCAGCGATCCACGCCTTCCACAGTGGTATCCGCCATATCCTGCAAACGACGCATTATATTGGGGATGATTATTATCCGGCTATTATTGATGCCGATACGTTTACTGCGGCACAAAAGGAAATCACCAGCCGGGCCAAAAAACTGGGGCGCATCCGGGAACCTAAAAAAGCGTCACCGGTTCTATACCCCACCACCTTCTCCCTTGCAGAAAAAACGCAAACCTATACTGATCCATTTCAGCAAGCTGAATATGCATACAGTTTAATAGAAAGTGAGGAATCCATATATGGAATTACAGACGCGGAATGTCACGATCATTCCGGCACGAACTTATCTACACCGAAACCATACTGAAGAAAAGCCAAAATGCCGTGTGGCTGCTTATTGCCGGGTTTCTACCGACAGCGACGAGCAGGCCACCAGTTATGAAACACAAATTGAGCACTACACCACCTACATCCAAAATCATCCAGACTGGAAATTAGCCGGGATCTACGCTGATGATGGGATATCCGGTACCAATACCAAAAAGCGGGATGAATTTAATCGCATGATCGAAGATTGCATGGCAGGTACGATTGATATGATTATTACCAAATCCATCAGTCGATTTGCCCGCAACACGCTGGACTGCCTAAAATACATCCGGCAGTTAAAGGACAAGCACATTCCCGTCTTTTTTGAGAAGGAAAATATTAATACGATGGACTCTAAAGGCGAGGTGCTGCTTACTATTATGGCATCCCTAGCCCAGCAAGAAAGCCAATCCCTAAGCCAGAATGTGAAGCTGGGCCTGCAGTACCGCTACCAACGGGGTGAAGTACAAATCAACTGCAATCATTTTCTCGGTTATGCCAAGGATGAAAATAAACACATGGTCATAGTTCCGGAGGAAGCAGAAATCGTAAAACGCATTTACCGGGAATACCTTGAAGGTGCCAGTATGCTAAAAATCGCCCGCAACTTAACAGCGGACGGGTTAAAAAACGGTGCTGGTCACACCAAATGGCGAGACAGTAATATCAGACAGATTTTGCAAAATGAAAAATATATGGGTGATGCCCTCTTGCAAAAAACCTATACGGTGGATTTCCTTACCAAAAAGCGCGTCAAGAATACTGGCATCATGCCACAGTATTATGTAAAAGATAACCATGAAGCCATTATCCCCCGCGACATATTTCTGCAGGTGCAGGAAGAAATGGTACGGCGAAGTTCTATTCACTTGAAAAACGGGAGGAAGTTGACCTACAGCAGCAACCATTGTTTTTCCCAACGGATACGCTGTGGTAAATGTGGCGAGATATTCCGCCGGATACACTGGAACAATCGAGGAAAGAAATCCATCGTCTGGCGCTGTGTCAATCGAGTAGACCATACGTGCAAATGCGATGCCCGTACCATATCTGAGCCAGCACTTGCGCAGGTCTGCCTAACGGCCATCAATCAGGTGCTATGCGAGAAGAAAGATTTTCTTACCATGCTGCAGCATAATATTGAAACCGTTCTCAACCATAACAATGATGAAACGCTGGCAGCTATCGATACCCGACTGGAAGAACTGCAAACACAGCTTGTAAAGCTGGCAAGTTCCAAGGCTGGTTATGACGATGTTGCCGAAGAAATCTACCACCTGCGCGAACAAAAACAGCAAGCGCTGGCAAAAAGTGCCAATCAGGATGAGATCCGCAGCCGCATAGAGGATATGGCTGCATTCCTAAAAACACAATCCACTGCCATTACCCAGTTTGATGATCATCTTGTCCGGCAGCTAATTGAAACTATTACGGTGTTTGAGGATAGCTGTACCGTAGAATTCAAATCAGGTGTAACAGTGGATGTGGAAGGATAATCATAAATGGCTAATCTTTATGATGTAACACTTGTTCTATATAATTAATAAAATTAACTACATAGCCAAATGCCATACCCGCGTCTGTTTCGCTTATATCCTGTCTCCCTTTATGCACAATATCAATTCTAAGATTATATGCTTTTTCAAGCCAAGGTTGATAATATTTATTGTTTTGAGTAATGTTAACACTTGTTAAACTTTTAATATATCGAAACAAATCACTTCTGATATTACCTTCTGTAATTGCTTTTTCGTAATTTTTTTTCTTATCTGAATCCCTAATTGGAAGTTCTTTAATTCCTTTAGAAGAGCAATATTCCATTAAAGCATGCTGTATATAAACCTCAAAAGCCGTTTCAGATAAAACCACACTTAATGAATAATTTTCATAAATATAGCCCTGATCTTTTGACTGCAATAATATTTCTTCAAACATTTGAAGTTTATGACCTTTATTAAGTAATTGACCTATTTCATTCATATTTTCTTCAGAGCATGGCTTTTTTATATAACCGTTTCTAACTGGATTATCCCAACTAGTAATATTGTTTAAAAGTTTGAATGTTCCTTGAACTATATGACCATCTAATGCTAATGTTTCTTCGGATCCTAGGACCTGTATTATCGGTGATTTATAAATCAAGCTTTTATTGATTGTACTATCCTGCGTAACACATTTATATAAATCAATAAAATTATCTATAATACTTAAAACCCAATCTTTAAGATGCTCATTAATATTAGCTGAGCTTAGTTCGGTTAAATTGCTTACATGAAATATAACATCAATAATGTTATATGGAATATCATCCACAATTCCACCACTAAAGCTATCTTCGTCCTTATATGAAGAAAATCTACGAAAAGGCTTTTTTGTTCCATCTTTCAGAACCGCTGCAATAAAGTAATTTTGAACTTCATTATTTGTATTGAGCCATTTATAATCATGAGGGATAAAGGAAAATATTTTCTGTCCATTCTGAGAACTAACTCTAATAAAAGCCTGACTTTCTTTAGCTTTAACACAAAAGCCATAATCGTTTGGTATCGCTAGATCAAAAAAACATAAAAACCTAAAAATGCCCGTAGCCATATGACTTTCACTCCCAATCAAATAATAAAGTCTTTAATAATTATATATATATATGCAAAAATGACTTTTAATGATTATTTGGTTATACTATCATCATTTATATCTTTCAGAGTCTTTCCCTCTTTATTTTTCCATTGGCGCGGTCCGCTAGTAGGATATCCATGTAAAAAATCAGATGCCGCAGATGGGCTAGAAAACAAGGTATCCTTCATAAATCTACCATTAACTACTGTACCATCACTGCAATACAGTTCACGTAATTTGATAATATTTTTCCCCAATGATTTATTAATTTTGTTACTAAAAAGATCTGAATCTTTCCTAATAATAAATCCATCAGAAACTAACATCCCTTTAGCAGACAAGTTATTATTATTTATATAAAAATATTGACTTTCGTCTTGGTCTACCAAGTGATTTTCAGATGAAGGAGACCCTACTAACGGAATCAATGGTTCAAATACTTTGTACCCTAATGTATATACAACTAATTGAATATTTTCAATAAATTCTTCCATCTCGTCTTTCTCTGCTTCTGATATGCTAGATTTTGTAGGCGGATTACTATTCATAACTTCATATCTGTCAATTTCTTTTGCTATCTCGTAAAAACGACTTTCAAGATATTTAATATGAGCCTTGTTTAAATGATCATCTTTGCTTATAAAAACTATAGCTTCTGTCCAATAATCTTTTTTTTCATCTTTGATATGTTCTGATAAACGCTGAATGGCATCTTCAGTTTCACCTATATAAATACAAGGTTTACCTGTATCATCACTAATGCCAAAAAGAAAATATACTGATGGTGAACGTAGTTCATTCCGATCAAGGCACTTTTTATAACTAGTGCGTGGTATTTTATATGCCTTCCCTGTCCAATTCGATAATTCACATATCCAGCGTCCATTGACAATTCCGTCCATGAGATAAATTTTCAGGCTTTTCCCATATCTACTCATAATAACTATACACCCCATATATTTCAAGTACTATGTAAGAAAAAACGTTTTCTTACCACAGCAATATAAGACACACCAAAATAACGTAAAATTACTTTTTTAAATTTAAAAATTTAGATGCTTGTGGAACTCCATTTATGTACATAGCTATTTCTTTATTTGACCAGGTTCCTGCAAATTTATATTCGCTGTTGAATGCAAAACATTCACATTCAGCTTCAACAAAAACTCGCCCGAGGGAAGGCGTAACAATATCCATTCGTAATTTATCTTCCCATGTTTTCCATACACTGAATTGGTACATACCTGTTTTACTACAATGTTTAAAGATTATTGCTGGAACCCCCGGTTGAACTTTATATGGTAATTTATATGTGAATTCGACAGTACCTTCTTTATCTGATAATGGTATGCCTAGATCATGTGTTCCTACAAGACTAAAATCATTTGGCAATGTTGTACAGGGATTATTATTTGGAACTACATAATAGTTATACAAGAGAGTATGTGGTGTACTTGCTTCAACAACAGTACCCGATATAACAACTGCATTTATCCGACTACTTTCCATATTTAATTTTTTATATATTTTAGGATAAACAGTATCTATTACTTTAAGTAATTGTTTCCCTTGTTTATAAGGAACTTCTATATGAATAATCCCAGGTCCTGATTTTGGTACCTGTCCAATTGCTTTCTTAAACTCATGTATTAAACGTTTTGAAATATCAAAATCTGTATACGGAATTACCTGAACCATCGTACAATTTTGGTTTACTTGTACACCACACGGACTTATAGACACTTCTGCCTCAACTGATCCTATTTCAGTCATACGTTTCATACTAAATGGTCCATAAAATTTTTGATCCCAATTAAAAACTTTTTTATAATTTACTTTAAAATAATTACTAATTACAGTATCCTCAAAACAATTTTTCCTAATATCAACCCCGATTCTCGTACATATTTGATCCATATCTTTTCCTGTAATTTGTTTTCCTGCAAATATAGTAACTGCCAAACTTTTCTTATATCTTTCTAAAATTCGCTGAATACGATAACACGTCTGATTCCATAAGGGAGATTCTTTTAATTTAAAATCATCTAAACTCTTACATTCCAAAAATACTAATCCATCTTTTGTATTAATTCTAAGATCAGAAACACGTTGATTATTTACAATGCCTTCTTTTTGTATTTCTACAGATTTATCCATATTAACATAATTAGCAGCAATCTTAGCTTCAAAACAAGCTGAATAAAAAGTTCCTTTGTTATGAATAGAATTTAAAATTCGTTGATGATTGGAAAGCATTTTTATGTCTTCTAAATCTGATAATAAATCTATTAGTCTTATTGAATACTCAGACAATCGCATAATCATGTCTTTTTGTGAATTAGTTATATCTTGCTTAAAAGATTGCCACCAAATAGCTAAAGGATGTGCTTTTGTTCGTATTTGTTCTGCTTCACTCTGTTTTAATCCAATTGTGTGAAAAGAATTTATTTCGTTGATAAATTCTTTGCCCAATATACAGATTATCCTGTTTTTGATATCTTCTAAATTATTCACATTAACTTGAATCATTTTTCACACCTTATAATATTTTTCTTACCCAATAATTCAGAAATCTATATTAACTATTAAATTATCTCGCTACATTTTAATGCTATTAAACATTATACAACTTTCAAGTTTATTTTATGCAAATTACATCCAACCTACTCACTCACAAAACCATTTTTCCACAAAACATCCAACTTATACACTCATGAACCCATTCTCCAATCCATCGTCTAAACTATCAAAAAACAGCTTTCGTCGATATGTTCCT